AACAAAGGGGTTATGTAACACCAGATGAGTTTAATAAGATAGGTACACAAGTTCAATTAGAAATATTTGAAAAGTACTTTGAAGATCTTAATCAACAACTACGTGTGCCACAAGCTGACAGTGAATATGCTGACAGACAAAAAAACATTGACAATAATATATCCATTTTTAAAACAATAGGTAATGCTACTTATAATTCAGCTGGATATTTTTTTCCGCCAAATGATACACACAGAATTGGCACTGTAATTTATAAAGACGAAGTAGAATTGCAAAGGGTTCAAAGGAACGAATTGCTTAATATAAACATGTCTAAGCTTACAAGACCAACAACAACTCACCCTATATACGTTTATGAAGAAGGTACTACTGCAACTCCTCCACGTATATATGTCTATCCAAAAACTATAACTACGGCTTCTGATATAACGGTTTCTTACATAAGAAAACCAGCTAATGTTGTTTGGGGCTACCAACAATTAGGAGGAGGCGCTTGGACTTCTGGTCCGTATATATATAACCCAGCAACATCAACGCAATTTGAATTAGATGCTACTGAACAAACTAACGTTATAACTAAAGTGCTTTTATACATGGGTATCGTTATAAGCGATCCTCAAGTAATACAAATAGCCGCACAACAGGCTCAAGTAGAAGAAGCAAATAAAAAAAGCTAATAGATTATGTCCAAACCAAATAACGGTTTAATAACCGAAACAAATAGCCAATATTATTCTGGGTCACAAAGTTTTACAACAGAAGCTGGACAAACTTCTTTTACGTCAACTTTTAATACAGATTTAGTTTTTGGTAGTTATACTCCAAATAGCTCTGACTATAGTTTAAACAATTTTGTTTTATATAGCAGTTTAAGTGGTTTGCCTGGTACTTTCAATGAATACGTTGAAGCTTATTCTGTTTTAGATAATACCATTACTTTAGCTACAGCATTACCTGCAAACAGTTATTTAATAATACAACTTAAAACAAAAGATGGTGGCGAGTTTGGAAATGAAGACGCATATGGTGATGCAGTAGAAAATAACTATGGCGGATACGAATATATTAAATTAAACGATATAATAAATAACTTTTTAGTTGCTTATGTTGGAGCTGGCAAGTTAATATCTGATGTAAAAAGAACTGATGTTATTTTTCATGCTAAGCGTGGGTTACAAGAATTTAGCTATGATACTTTAAAAAGTATTAAATCACAAGAACTAAGTGTCCCTCCTAGTTTAAGCATTCCATTGCCTCAAGATTATGTAAATTATGTAAAAGTTTCTTGGGTTGACGAATTAGGTGTAAAACATCAAATATTCCCAACGCAATTAACAAGCAACCCCTATGCAACTCCTATACAGGATAATAATGGAATACCTATTCAAGACAATTACGAAGAAAACCTTCAAGGGTCTTCTCAAACAATTGAAAGATGGGCAGAAGCAAATAAAGACAAGGTAAACAACATAAGTACATTAAACGAATATAATAATGGGCTTGATGGTGAAAACTATTGGGGTAACTATGATAATTTCTTTGGACAAGCTTATGGGTTGGACGGTAAATACGCTAATATAAATGGTTACTTTACTTTAAATCATAGAGAAGGAAAAATATCTTTCTCAAGCGACCTTGTAGGCGCTTTAATTATATTAGAATACATATCAGATGGTTTAGCGTATGATATGGATACTAGAGTGCCTAAAATGGCTGAAGAGGCAATGTATAAGCATCTTATGTACAGTATTATTTCTACAAGAGCTAACCAACCAGAGTATGTGGTTCAAAGATTTAAAAGAGAAAGATCTGCGGAACTTAGAAACGCTAAAATAAGATTATCCAATATTAAACTTAGCGAAGTAATACAAGAGATGAGAGGTAAGTCTAAGTGGATTAAACATTAATTAAATGGCTGAAATTAAAAATAATTTTATAAAAGCCAAAATGAACAAAGACCTGGACGACAGGCTTGTTCCTTCTGGAGAATATAGAAATGCGCAAAATATATCTATAAGTAGATCAGAAGGATCTGATGTTGGTGCTTTAGAAAATATATTAGGTAATTCTAAAGTAAACATTAGTGACCTTGGAATAAATAATTTAGATGTTATTGGCTTTTTAGCTGATAGTGCAACTGATAGTATATATTTATTTTTAACTAATTACACAGATACATCTCCTTCTGGTTTAAGCAATTTTGCTCCGTCATCTGCTAATTGTATAATATCAAAATACAATAACGTTTCTAATACATATATAAAGCTTGTGCAGGGAAGTTTTTTAAACTTTTCTAAAAATAGTCCAATAACCGGCGTTAATATACTAGAGGATTTGCTGTTTTTTACAGATAATAGAAACCAACCTAGAAAAATAAACGTTGCTTTAGCAAATACAAACTCTTCGCCTAATCCAACATATTACGTTACAGAAGATACTATTTCTGTTGCTAAGCCAGCTCCGTTTGAAGCCATAAGACTTATTGATATTTCTTCTGGTTCAAGTAATTTAGAATCAACCATGGTTAATCCTGCACAAGAATTTATGCCAGATGGTTCTGAAAATCCTGATTATGATCCAAATTGGGATGGTGATCCAAATTACCTTAAAGATAAATTTGTTAGATTTAGTTATAGATATAAGTTTGATGATGGCGAGTATTCTATAATTGCCCCGTTTACTCAAACATGCTTTATACCTAAACAGCAAGGATATTTTTTAGAAGGTGATCAAGACGAAGCGTATAGAAGTACAATAGTAAGGTTTTTTGAAAACAACGTTACTAATATTGGCTTAAATATACCTTTTCAAACTACCAACCCAAAAACAGATTTACATATAAGTGAATTAGAAATTTTATATAAAGAATCCGATTCTACAAATATAAAAGTAATAGAGTCTATTCCAGTAAATGCTGTAGTTAGCAATATGCAGTCAAATGTAAACAAAACTGTTTACACTTTTGATTATATATCTACAAAGCCATATAAAACTTTACCGGCGGATCAAACGACTAGGGTTTATGACATGGTGCCAGTTAGAGCACTAGCCCAAGAGGTATCTGGCAATAGGGTTATGTATGGTAATTTTATGGATAAAATGTCACCGCCAAGATCTTTAGATTATGGCGTTGGATATTCTAATAAACTTTATATACAAGACAACGAAAAATATCAAAGTCAAGTTGAATATCCTAACCATACTTTAAAGCAAAATAGGAACTATCAGGTAGGTGTAGTATTATCAGATAAATTTGGCAGGCAATCTTCAGTCATTTTATCTTCAAACGATTTTTCAGGATCAGAAGAGGAAGAAGTGCAGTATGGAGGTTCAACTATATATTTACCTTATTTTAATGGTGAACTTTCAGAAATACTAAGCTGGCCAGGCTATGCTCTTAGGGTTTTGTTTAATTCTGCAATTCCTGGAGTAGATTCAACAATTGAAGGTTATCCTGGTTTATATAGCTCTACAAATCCACTCGGCTGGTATTCTTATAAAATTGTAGTAAGACAACAAGAACAAGACTATTACAATGTATTCTTACCTGGTATTTTAAATGGTTATCCCAGTGGAACAACAAACTTTAATACTGAAGTAGATCAAACAGCAAACATCGTATTAATAAACGATAACATAAATAAAATTCCAAGAGATTTATCTGAAGTTGGTCCTGATCAAAGACAATACAGAAGTAGTGTTCAAATATTTGGTAGAGTAACACCAGATCCTTTAGATTCTACTTTAAACAAACAATATAAGCCTGGTATATTATCAGATACAGTTGTTTCAATATCTACTGTAAATGATACTAACTACAATGAAACACAAGGATTAGATTTAGTATATCCGGAGTTTTATCAAAGTGAAACAAATCCACTTATCGGAAGGGTTAGCACACAGCAGTCTATAGGAACTATTGGTAGTGCCACTTATAATATAACACTTGGAGTGTATGAAACTTCTCCAGTAATATCTTTATTAGATATATATTGGGAAACAAGTACAACAGGATTAATTTCAGAATTGAACAATGAAATAACCCAAGGATTTAATGGTCCAGTTTATATTAATTTAAATGGAATATATAACCATAATGAAGGGATGGCTCCAGGCACAAAAGTAGTAAGCGGGGCTTATGCGGAAACAAGTGCTAGGGTTCCTATAAATGATAGAGAAGTATCATTTGAATTAGTTTCCGTTGTAAACGGTGGAGGAAATGATATTACAAATTCTTTTAATTTAGAAAAAACCCCAAATTCAAATTATCAATTTGATTTATTTATTGATGGAAGTTTCTACTATGGAAGCAACAGCCAAAATGATATTAATATAAGAAATTTTACATTTACGGTAGCATGCACCGATAGTATTGATGGAACTACTCAAAATTTAGAATTTACTGGAAGCTTAAGCAATGTAGCGCCTAGTATAACAAATTGCCCTGGCTCAATAAATACAGGTGAATTAACCTCTCCTTGGGAAGTTTTTGATATGGAAGGAGTAAATGGATCTTATGGAATTCCTTTTATTGGATTAAAATGGGGATTAAAAGATATTAAAAAATTAGGAACATTAATTAGCGATCAAGATATGTTTGCTATAGATCAAACTAGCGGTCTTATAACAAATACAAATGGCACAGCAGAAGAAGGAGCAACGTATGAGTTTACTGTTACATTAGAAGATGCTGCTGGTGAATTTGCTGAAGATTGTATTATATATGCTACTATTGGATCTGCTGCTCCAACCGCAACAATTATTCCGCACGCATCTTTGGATTCTACACAATCAACATACTGGTATGTTTCATGGCTAGCTCTTGGTAGTGAATCAGAAGTTGGAATGCAACTATACTCTGGCCAAGAACGTACAGGTAGTCCACTTCCGCCGCCACCAGATGGAAATTTATCGGTTTTAATAAATAAAGAAGACGGATTGCCAGTTTCTGGCGTAACTCTTGTTGAGTTCTTTTTTAAGCCGGAATCATCAAGCACTTGGCGACTAGTAGACTTTATAGAATTAGACCCAGGCACTCCCGGCCAATTATATTTTACTTTTACAAATGTACAGGATTATTACGAGTATAAGGTTAAAATCAAGGAAGGGGTAAGTTAAATAAAAACAAAAATAAGTGATTATAAATTATGGCAGCATCAATAGAAGTATCATACTTTAATTCGTTTTGGTTAAAACAGGTTCGAGATACAAATAGCGATGCTGTTTGGCCAGACGGTTATCCATACCAAAGTTCGTTTCCAGGTACAGCTGTAAATGGAGATAACAATTGGTTTATTGAAGAATCAAGAATTAGGGGAGGATATAATAATACTCAAGTAGATTTAGGTGTAAAAGCGTATATAGTTGAGGAGGAGTCAAAACAACAGCATAGATCAAACGCTTTAATATATTCAGGTATATTTAATTCAAGAACTGGAATTAATAATACAAATCAATTTTCAGTCGGCGAAAGCATCACAAAGGCTACTGATCCAGCTAATGGGTCAATACAAAAGTTATATGCTGAAGATACAAATTTAATAGTATTTCAAGAAAATAAAGTAAGTAGAGCATTAATAGATAAAGACGCTATATATTCAGCCGAGGGTAATGCTTCGGTAACATCAACATCTCTTGTAGTAGGACAAATAGTGCCTTATGCTGGTAATTTTGGTATTAGCAGAAACCCTGAAAGTTTTGCTGTTTATGGTTATCAAAAATATTTTGCAGATAAAGATAGGAATGCTATTTTAAGATTGTCTATGGACGGTATAACGGAAATATCTAATTATGGAATGTCCGACTTTTTTAGAGACAATTTAAGTGATATAGGAGAATATGGCAAAATTGTTGGTGGTTATGATATACATAATAAAAACTATACAATTTCACTGCAAAAAACAGCGGCTTTACAAAACAACCAAGATGATCCGTCTAACTATGCTACTTTAAGTTTCGATGAATTAGTAGGAGGCTGGAGCAGCTTTTATACCTACAAGCCTACGGGTATGACCAGCTTAAAAAATAAATTTTTTAGTTTTAAAAACGGAGTTATATATAAGCATTATGCTGATACAAATGGAAACAATAGAGGTTATTTTTATGGTTCTTATTCTCCATCAAATATAACTTTTGTGTTTAACGAAAACTCTTCAACTTCTAAAAATTTCCAAACAGTAAATTATGAAGGCGACAATGGCTGGCAAGTTACAAGTTTTTCTTCTGACCAACAAAAATATGATAATGTAAATGGTGGCTGGTTTAGTTATGACGATACAACAGCTCAAGTGCCAAGTTATAGTCAAACATATAATGATGGCGGCGTAATTTATAGATTAGGTTTTGATAGAAAAGAAAACAAATATTTTGCTAATTTAATAAACAATAGCCCAGCTAGAGACGGGGAGGTTGTTTGGGGTAATGAAATGTCCGGTATTAAAGGATATTTTGCAACCGTTACATTTTCTACGGATGCTATTACAGATATTGGCGGCGCTAAAGAATTATGGAGCGTTGGATCAAAATTTGTAGTATCTTCGTATTAAACAGCAAAAAATGAAATTAAGTCAATTTTATAAAAAATTAGAAAATCTTCAAGATGTTATTATAGCAAATAATGATAAAGAAGGTTTATACGGCGATGGTAAAAGCTTAGTTAATAACGAAGACTTTCCTATTACACATGATTTCTCAGATCAGTTGTATATGCGTAAAATGGAAATGAAAGCTGGAAGTATAGTTGTTAGTGCAATACATCATACCGATCATTTTTGGTTTTTATTAAAAGGCAGAATAATTGTTAATGATTGTGGCGAAGTAGTCGAGCATATTGCTCCATGCTATGAAAAGTCAAAAAAAGGAGCTAAGCGATTAATTCACTGCGTTGAAGATTGCTTATTTATAAATGTACATAAAAATCCAACGAATACAGAAAACATGGAGGAAATAGAAGATTTTTTATACTCTATGACTCTGGAGGAATATAAAGAAAAAAACAAATAATATGGCAGGAATTCTAGCAGCTGGTATTGGTGCCGGTGTATCTTTATTAGGGGGTATATTTGGTGCTTCAAAAGCTAAAAAACAAGCAAAAGCAGCTGATAAGCAAAGAAAAATAGCGGAAGCTAAAATAAACCATTTAGAAAGAACAAGGCAGCCAATTGTAAATCCATATGAGAGTGTTACAAATGTTAGCGGTCTTGCTACTGATTTAAGCGGTCAATTAAGTAATCCTTTCGAAAGTTTAGGTGTAGCTACTCAAGCGGCTGAAATGCAAATTGAAGAAGCAGATATAGCTTTAGCAAATACTTTAGACACAATTAGAGCTACTGGGTCTGGGGCTGGTGGCGCAACCGCGTTAGCGCAAGCTGCCTTACAAAGTAAAAAAGGTGTTTCTGCAAGCATTGAACAACAAGAAGCTCAAAACGAAAAATTAAGAGCTCAAGGAGAAAGCCAATTGCAGCAAGCAAAAATGGCAGAACAGCAAAGAGTGCAGGGTGTTCAAATAAGTGAAGCACAAAGAGTGCAACAAGCAGAAGCAGCTGGAAAGCAATTTATGTTTGGAGCTCAAGAGCAAAGAGACGTTGCAAAATTAGATAGACTGTCTGGTCAAGAAAGCCAAGCAAGAGCCAATGTAGCTCAAGCAAATCAAGCAGGCGCTGCAGCATGGAGCGGCGCAATAAGCTCTATCGGCGGTATAGCCGGTTCATTAGCGGGAAAGTAGCAACCCCAAGCGCGGGGTTAGACATTAATAATAAAGCACTAGAAACATATAGAAATCCTAGTATATATTCAACAGGTAGCGCCAGTAATGATTATGGTTCGTTAAGTTAAACAAAATAAAATGAGTTATAGAAATCCAGAAATAATAACTGATAAGTCAGGAGAAATATTAGCACAGGGCTTTGCGTCGTTTGGCCAAAGTATGGCTGCTGGTGTTACTAAAGCTATTCAAAGAGCTGATGAAATAAAAAGACAAAGAAAAGCTGATACTTTGCGGCTTAATAAGTTGGATACCGACATTAAAATTCAAGGCGCTAAAAAAGCAGCGGAGTTTAAATCTAATCTACCTAAGACATCTTTAAACACAAAGCTTAATCCTATTATAGACCAAAGAATTAAAGCTGCTGGAGACGCTCAAATGGCTTTATATAATGAATCAGATCCTGAAGTAAGAAGCCAGCTTTTAAAAGTTATTCAAGACGCTGATAGTTTTTTAGTAAACACTGGAGCTTTTTTAGAAGATTTAAAAAGCGAAGCAGCTGCTTTTAGAGAAAGAAAAAGCGGAGGTTTAAATAAACAATGGGGTGTTAACGGGATTGACGAACAAGATCGAGTTAATAAATTTGGTTTATTAAGCGTGCTCTCAGGCGAAGCTGAGGGTGATATAGATTTGGAATTTGATACAGAGTCAAATTCATTAAATTTAAATGCTTACGGTAAAATTGGAGAGGAAAGCTGGAATGTTAACGGATTTAATAGCAATAATTATTTAGCATCGGGCAGCGAACTATTTCATGAAATACCCCAAATGTTAGAAGAAAGCATAACTGCTTCTACAAAAATTATAACTAATGATAAAGGCGAGCTATTGCCAAATGTGGTAGGAAAACCTGTTACAAAAAGAATATATCAAGATGTTGTTAATGATAATGATCAAAAAATAGGTAGAAAACTTGTTGAAGGTCAAATTGAAGAAATTAATCAATCAGCAATAGATAATTTAATTAAAAAAGAAATTTCTTCGTCTGTAGCTGGATTTAATGCCGCAGCTCCTTTGGATCAAAACGCAATTTTTTCATATGAATTGGATGCTCCGTATAAAAGTTATAGTGATTTTTTAGAAAAAGTAAAAGACCCAAAAGAGCAAGATAAGATCCTTTATCAAATGTTCAAAGAAAAAACAATTGAGGGCATTGGCGAACAGTTTCAATCATACGAAAAAGACGGTCAAAAAGTTTATTTTAGAGCAGTAACTCCTTTAAAAGAGGTTAAAGCTGAAAAACCTGAAAAAACAACTAAATTAACTAAGGATGATAAACTTGATTTAAAAGTTCAAGAAAATTTAACAAAAGCAGATAACATTTTAAAATGGGAAGGTGTAGACGATATGAGCTCGCCTATATCTAAAAGTTTAGCTAATGTTGATTTCGAATCTTTAGTTGGTGATGAATTAGGATTAAAAGCTACTCCTTTAAATGATAAAGATAGCGGAGAGCAAATTGGTTGGACTATTTTAAATCCAGACTTAAAGCAGTGGGGTCAAGATATTCTTTTTGAAGAAACAATTCCACAAATAAATAAAAAAATAAAGCTAGCTATTGGTTCTAATTGGGCTGGATTATCAGAAGATCCTACAGCTAAAACAACAGCAGCTGATCTTATACAAAAATACTCACAAAGTAATTAAATAAAATTATGAACGAATTAGAGCAAATAGTTCAGAGAATGATTGATGCTGGTGAATCAGAAGAAAACATAGCACTAGTAATAAAAGAGTATAACAGCAAAACTTTACAGCCTTCTGAAAATGTGGGAAAGCCAGAAAGCCAAGGACTGGGTGCGCCTGTGGCGGAAAATGCAGCACCCGAAATTCAGCTAACCGATACGGTTTCGCCATCGGCAGGTGGTTCTTTGGAATTACCAACCACTAAAGCTTATAGCATTGATGGCAAAAAGGTAACAAAAGAAGAATTTGATAATTATACAAAAGAGCAAGAAAAAAAGAAAGAAATTGCTAAAATGAGCTTTATTGATAAGCTTAAAGTTGATTTAGCTAAAGGAAGTGTTAGTTTAGGTGAAATGTTTGCGTCAGTGCCTGAAACTATATATGATATAGCTTCATTGCCTCAAAACTTATTAGCAAAAATACCTGGTTTAGAAAAATTAAAAACTAGTTCTAAAGATTTTAAAGAGACAATTAATGTAGAAAATCCTATATTAGAATATTATTCTCAAGAAAAAGAGGAACTTGAAAAAGTGCAGAACATATATAACAATGCGAATTACGATACGCAAGGCATATATGAAAACTTTAAAAAAGGAAATTATTCTGATGGATTTAAACAGCTTGCTAGCGGCATAACCGAGAGTGCTCCCGTTAGTATATCTATGATGGTTGGTGGCGCAACTACTTCTATTGGTAAACTTAGTGCTGGCGGCACTGTGGTATTTGCTGGGCCAGAAATTGCAACTCAAAGAGAAGAAAAGCCAGAGCAATCAGAATTTGCAAATGTAATAAAGGGATTAGGTCTAGCAGCAGCAGAGACCGTATATAGCTCTATTGGTACAGGTACAATAGGTAAGGTATATAAAGACATATTACTTAGAGAAGGTAAAGAAGAAGGAGTTAAGGTATTTAGAAAAGGGCTGGTAGACATGTATTCTACTGCTTTAAAAAAGTTCGGCGCCCCAGCAGCGATGCTTGGAGAAGGCGTGGAAGAAGTAGCCACAACTATTACGCAGAACATGATAAACGAAAAAAACCCATTTGAAAATGTAGCTGATTCCTTTATACAAGGAGTTGGTGGTGGAGGCATATATGGGGCTCCGATAAACACTGCTCAAGCCATATCTGGAGTTAAAGACGGTATTACCAATATAAAAATAAATAAAGAATTAAAAAATTCAAGCTTTAATAATATAGTAGACGCGTTTAAACCAGGAGCTAAATCCGAAGAGGCAACTATTAATGTTTCTAAAATTAAAAACGTTACTTCTGTATTTGACAAAAAAGTTAATTTAGAGGTTGAAAATGGAAACATTACAGAGTCCGAAGCTTATGACACTAAATTAAATTTTAGAAAAACACAACAAGCTGTAAACAGGCTTAAGCCGTTAGAATTTTCTTCTACTTTTGAAACAGAAGCTGTGGACTTGTTAAAAGAAAAAGAAAATTTATCTAATGAAATAAAAGAAATTAACGATCCAAGTTTAACAGTTGTTCAAAAAACAAAATTAGAAACAATAAATAACAGGTTAGAAGAGCTTGTTATCGAAGATTCTAAGACAAAAACAAAAGTAAAAGGCGAAGAGGATATTGCTAAGGCTAAAAAAATAGCAGAAGCTTTGCCTGAAGAGTTAAATCTTACTATAGAAGATTTTGAAACTACAGCTGAGCTACAAGAAGCTTTGCAAAAAGAAGGCAAAACAGAGGGCGAAGCAAAAAAATTGTCTGATTCTTTTGGTTTTATTGTGCAAAAACCAAATGGTGGACCTCAAAAAATATATATAAACAAAGAGGTTGCTTTTAATTCTGGCGTGGCCACTACTGCTCAACATGAAGTTTTGCATGCTGTTTTAAGAAAAGCTATACCTGGTAACATTGAATTAGGAAAAAATTTAAAAGATTTTGTAGAGGAAATTGCCGGGGATAAATTCATGAACACTGAATTTGCTCAAAGGTTTGAGGCTTATGAGTTAGAATATGATAATACATTAAATAGTTTAAATACAGAATTAGATAGCGGAGCTATATCACAAGAAAAATACGAAACTGAATCGCAAAAAGCATTAAGTAATTTATGGGAAGAAACTATGCCTTTGCTTTCAGAATCCATTACAAATGGTGATATTGACGTAAAGTCATCTATATGGGAAAAATTAAAAGATTTTTTAAATAGAGTATTTAATACTTCTAATATTAAAAATGTTAAGTTTGATTCAGGTAAAGATGTATTTAATTTTGTAAAAGATTACAATAAAATATACAAGACTGGAAAAGGCATTAAGACTCTTTCTAAAATAGCAAAAGGGGATATAGAAGGTAAGCTTGTAACAAATCAAGAATCAAAAATAGATGAAGTTATTAAATCATCTGTAGGTGATTTAGCATCAAGTAGAGTTCAACAAATATACGATGAACAAGGTGTTGCGGGAGCTATGGATATTGTTGATGAGTATAAAGGTATGGCGGCTAAAATTGCCGCGGTATACAGAGATAGGCCTGGGTTTGAAACGTATAAAGAAGATTTAATAGATGGTATTTTAAACGATCCAACTTACGGGGTTTTAGGGTTAACTTTAAAATATAAGCCAGAAGAAAACAAAGGAGTGCCTTTGGCTGCTTATATTAATAAATATTTGCGACCTAGAAGTATTACTTTAGCTAATCAACTTTTAGGCAAAGACGAAGCAAGTACATTTAAATCTGATATTACAGAAGTAAAAGATGTAATGGCTACAGAAACAGCAGAGGATGCTATTACTGCTTCTGAAGAAATTGCAAAAGAAAAACCTGTTAAAAAGAAACCTAAGCTTAGGGAATCTATTAGGCTAGACTCTGAGCTTAATGAAAAATTAAATAACGCATTACAAAAAGCAATTGCTTTAAATATTAAAAAATTTGATCAAGCTAAAGGGCAGAATCAAACAATATCCCCATTTGTAGCCGATGTTAAAATAGACCTAGCCGAGCTTCTTGAAAAAGACGTAGTCAAATTAATAAAAAGCCAAGGTGTTGAAAATTTTTTAATAGAAAACAGAGAAGCTTTACTTGATAATCTTACTACAACATTTTTATCTAAGCATCCGTTTTTTAGAAAAGGTATACTTAAAAGAGTAAAAGGAGAATGGGTCGCTCCGACTAAAGTTAGCACGTATAAATACGATTGGATTAACGAAAAAACAGGAGATAAACTTAAAATAGATAGAGATAATGCAGCTGGCAGAGGTTTAACTTCTGGCCCTGAGTTTATTAAAAGAAATCCAAAAATAAAAGAAATATTAAAAGAAAATGAATTTGTAGATTATCATTTTCAAGATGGTGCTTTAAGAAATAAAATTAAAACAAATCCAGTTAATTCTATTGCTAGACAAATATCTTCAGAATATGGCTTAGAAGTTCTGCAAGATGATTTACTTACGGAAGGGCCGTTAACAAAAGCTATTTCTGAAAGAGCAGATTTATATGGCATTGTAGTAGCTAAAGCAAGTGCTGAAAAGGCAGCTAAAGATATAGACAGGGGATTAATTAAATTCTCTATGTCAACCGCTCGAGTTGCGGATTCTGTTGTTAAAGGATATTTAAAATCTACTGACGGTATTAATTCTAAAGAATATAAAGATTATATAATCAGTCTTGGCAAAGATGGTAGTTATATAGATGATTTAATTCAAAATAATTTATGGATTACGGAGCTTCTTCAAAACGAAAAAGCGGCTAATAAAGGATTAAAATATGAAAAGGTAATTGAAAGATTGCTTAATTCAACAATAAAAGAATCTGTAAAAGATTTTAAAGTTAAAATTTTAAAAGACCCTAAGCAAGGAGGTTTTTCTTCTAAAGGAAAAGGTGATTTATCAATAGCTTTTAAAGACGTAATAGCAAATATTGAATTAAAATTAAATTCTGAAGCACAATCCGGAAGTTTTACTATAAAAAATATTGGCGAACAAAAACCAATTGAGGTAACAAACAAAAAAACAAGCTATCTTAAAGAAATGCAAGATGCTGTTGATAGTAAAGAATTTAAAGATGGTATTGCTAATTTTTTAAAGAATGCAAAAGCAGAATTAAAAAGGCAAGGGTTTGATCCAAAAGAATATGATACAAGTAAGTTTCCTGTAGATCTTCCTAAAAGTGTAATGGAATCAATTGAAAAAACTGGTTTAAGTTTTAATATAGATCTTGAAAACTTAAATGAGATTATTGATTTTTATTCTAATAAAGGCGTCAACTATATTCAGATCGGAGATAAAGGATTATTTTCAATTGGTAAGGATGTTCTAGGACTTGGTATTATGGCTCCAAGTTTACGTGGAAAAGGACAAATAAGGGTTAGAATGTTATCTTCTAACAAAGGAAAAGATATTAGATCGCAAAGATTTAGAGCATTTTATAACTTTACAGAAGTTAATACTCAAGATGGAGGTTTAACATTAGATAAACCGGATGACATTAAATTAATGTTAGAATCTGGCATTGATAATATAAAATTTTCTAAATCGATGGAGGCAACTCCTGAGGTAGAAAACTCTATGAATACCACGTTTAATAAAATTATTGAACGTAAAAAAGGCGTTCTTGCAACTGAAACTATTTCAAAAGCAACAGCTAAATTAGCTGGTCAAAAAGAAGGTAGATTTAAATTATTTGTTCCGCCAACTGCTGATGATTTATTAGGTTTAGTATATAACTTTTTAGGAACAGGCAAGCAAGGAGATGCTGATATGCAATTTTTTAATGAAAAATTGTTTAGACCATTAGCCAGAGCAAATTTTCAATTAAATGCTGAACGACAAGCTATAAAGCAAAGATGGCAAGAAGTTGTAAAATCAAATAAAGGCATTACCAAGGTTCTTAGGAAAGAAAGTGACTATAAGTTTTATACAAATGACCATGCTGTTAGAGCGTGGATGTGGGATAAACTTGGTTATGATATTCCTGGAATAAGCGAAACAGACAAGGCAGCATTAATAGAATCAGTTAATTCTAGTGAAAAGCTTTTAAAATTTGGAGAAGAACTTATAGATGTTCCAAACAAAAAAGAAAGCTGGTTAAAACCAGAAGATGATTGGACGGCTAGTACGGTTGAAATGGATCTTCAAGAAATACTAAGTAAAATTGGTAGAGCTAGAATATTTGAAGAGTTTATTACAAATTCTGATATTATATTTTCAGAAGGTAATTTAAATAAAATTGAAGCAGCCTACGGTCCAAAATTAAGAGGAGCATTGGAAGATATGCTTTATCGTATTGAAAAAGGTAGAGCAAGAAATGAAGGCGGGAATAAAATGGCTGCGGCATATTTAGATTGGGTCAGAGGCTCGGTGGCTACAACTATGTTCTTTAACACAAGATCAGCATTGCTTCAACAACTTTCTATTGTTAACTTTACAAACTGGGAGGATAACAACATATTTGCTCAGGGTAAATTTATCGCAGGGAGCCCTAAAACGTACGCAAAATATTGGACTGATATATTTAATTCCGATTGGATGAAAGAGCGTAGACAGGGCTTAAAAACAGATATAAACGAGTCTGAGCTTGTAGCTAAACTAGAAGGAAGCAAAAACAAAAACAAAGCTTTATTAGCTTATATTTTAGAAAAAGGATTTTCACTTACTAAATATGGAGATAATATCGCAATAGCAACCGGCGGAGCGCCGTTTTTGTATAACAGAGAACAAAAGTATATTAAAGAAGGCATGACGCCTGCTGAAGCAAAAAAAGAAGCATTTTTAGATTTTCAAGAATTAGCAGAAAGCACACAACAATCTTCAAGACAAGATTTATTGTCAAATCAACAGGTTAGTGTTATTGGCAGGATATTTTTAGCTTTCCAAAACACGACTATGCAAATGACCCGCTTACAAAAGAAAGCTGCTTTAGATTTAATAAATAAAAGAGGTAGCTTTAAAGCGAATATATCAAGGCTTGTTTACTATGGCGCAATCCAAAATACTATATTTTCTTTCTTACAAAGCGCTTTATTTGCTGGTGTTTTTGGAGATGATGAAGATGAAAATTTAAAACTAGATGATAAAACTTTAAGAGCTGCTAATACTGTACTCGATAGTGCATTAAGAGGATCCGGTATTGGTGGAGCAGCATTAGCTACATTAAAAAATGCAATTATTGCATGGGCAAAAGAAAATGATAAAGGTTGGAAAGCTGATAATTCAAAAGTAATTATTGAATTACTAAATATTTCTCCAGCTGTTGGTATTAAGGCTAGAAAAATTAACACAGCAATGAATGCTTATAAATATGGCAACAAGGTAGTTGATGATGTTAGCTTTGCTAATCCAAATCACCCTTATTACGGTATTGCTGGAAGTTTAACTTCAGCAGCATTTAACATACCATTAGATCGAGTTGTTACAAAAGCGCAAAACCTGCAAGCTTTAACAAATCAGGAAGCAGAAGCATGGCAACGTACAGCTCTATTTTTAGGTTATAACACTTGGGATGTTGGATTAAAAGATCCTGAAATTGAAGCAGCTAAAAAATCTGCTAAAAAAAGTAAATCATCAAGCAGAACATCGGGCAGAACATCCGGTAGAACATCCGGTAGAACATCCGGTAGAACATCAGGAAGAAGCTCAAATAGATAAATTAAAACAAAAACAAACAATTATGGAACCACTAATTATTATTTTAGGATTATCAATATTAACAAACATCGTATTAGGCTTTATGCACTTAGGTAAAATTAAAGATGCCGATAAAGACTTTATACCAGATGCTATTGAAGACAAAGCAAAAAAAATTAAAGATGAAACTAAGCATCGTGCTAAAAGAATTAAAGAAGAACTTAGCGATGTAGGAGCAGCTATTAAAGAAGTTGGAAATCAAATTGGCGATTTACCAGACGCTGCTAAAGGTAAAACCAGAAAAGGCAGAAAATAATGGCGAAAGATGCGTGTTACCATAAAGTAAAAGGAAGATATAAAGTTTTCCCTTCTGCATACGCCTCAGGCGCAATAGCAAAATGCCGCAAAGTTGGCGCTAAAAACTGGGGGAATGGCAGTAAGAAAAAGTAAAGAAGGAGCTAGTCTTAAAAGATGGTTTAAAGAAGAGTGGACTGATATTCGCACAGGTAAAGCTTGCGGTAGATCAAAAGGCGACGGAAGAGGAGTGCCATATTGTAGACCTAAAAAAAGAATATCTTCTGCAACCCCTAAAACAGTTTCTGAAATGTCAGCTTCTGAAAAAGCTAAAAAAATAAAAGAAAAGAAAAGTCTTGGTCAACCAGCCGGAAAGCCTAAAAGAGTCAGTTCTTTAAAAAGAAAAAAATAATTAAAAAAAATAAATGAGCAATATAGACGTAGACACCAAAATAAAGTTTACAATGTCGCAATTGATTACGGCTGGAGGTATGCTAATATCAATTGTAGGTAGTTATTATACTTTAAATTCTAAAATACAATCGCTAGAGGCTGCGTCTAATAAACTCAAACAAAACGAACAACAATATACTTGGCCAGCTCAAAGAAAGTTAGAAGAGGATGTTGCTAATATGAGATTAGAGTTTGTGAATACAATGAAAGATTTAGAATATTCAATGAAAGAATTGGATGAAATAAAACAAGAAATAAAAGAGAAGGAACAAAGATAAAATGGGCACCATACCCAATAGTTCCTGTAACCAAAAAGGGGAAGCTTCACGGCCTCCCCTTTTTTAATATAACTAACTAAACTAACTAAGTATTATACTATCCATCACAAGATAAGCAATCTGGATCCATAGCTTTAGAAGCAATATCTCCTCTTAACACAGATTCTGTTCTGGTATAGTATAATGTTTTTACTCCTTTCTTCCATGCTTCAAAATGAACTTGATTAATCCATTTTGGTGTAGCAATACTTGGGAAGGCAAGATTTAAACTAACCGACTGGTCTATATATTGTTGTCTTATACCAGCTTGATTAACTAATTCTAACTGGTTTATTTCTTTAAACGTTTTAAATACATCTTTAACAGAATCATACCCGTTTAGCAGGTCTTGCTCAGACGCATCAGGTAAATATACTAGTTTTTTATTTATATACCCCCAATCATCTAAAGTATTTATATCTTGAATACTTCCGCCGTCTTCGAGTATTTTGTTCCAGGTTTCATCTGTATCAATACCAGCTTTCTTTAAAACTTTAATAAGTTCTTTATTTTTGCGAATAAACGTACCTTTTGCAGATTGCTCCGTAAAAACATTAGCGGCCCAAGGCTCAATACCTGGACTAACATTCCCAGATAGTTTACTATTTGATACAGTAGGTGCAATAGCCCTAAGATGAGTATTCCTAAATCCAGTGTCACGACACCAAAGAGGTTCTCCGTATACCTCGGCGAGTGCACGCGACGCCCTTTCGCTTTCAATTTTAATCTGGCTAAATATTCTCCTAGTCTCAAACTGAGCTTGTAATCCTTCGAAAGGTATTCCGTTTTGCTGGAGGTAAGTGTGCCACCCAAGGACTCCAAGACCAAGCGCTCTTCCTTTTTCTGCAGAACGAACTGAGTTTTCAAATCCTTTAAGGCCTTTAGCCTTTTGTAAAAACTCTTCAAGTACTCCATCAAGGAACCAAATCGCGTCATAAATAAGATTAGTATCTTTCCATTCTTCATATTTAGTAAGATTTAAAGATGATAAACAGCACACAAAGCTATGATTTTCATCAGTATGCAATGCTATTTCACTGCATATGTTAGTCATGTGTACTTTTAAACCGTTTTTCTTATACGCTTCGGGGTTGCTCTTGTTTGTATTTCCTTTAAACAAGATGTAAGGTTCTCCAGTAGCTTTTCTTTTTTGCAAGAGCTTACTCCATTTTCTTCTAGCTGTTGAATCTCCTTCTTCAAGCTTTCGCATAAATTTATCACCAATAACCGCGCACTGGTGTAAATTAAGGGATTGTCTATTAACATCACCTTTTGGTTCTCTAATTTCAAGCCATTCTTCGAAATCATCGTGATCAATGTTAATATTAACACTAGCTGCTCCGCGTCTAACTGATCCTTGATTAGTTGCAAGAATTGTGGAGTCATATATTTTACAAAAGGGTACGACCCCATCTGATGTGCCATTTCCTGTTATTTTAGCTCCGGCAGGACGAATCATATTAATTCCGATACCAACTCCCCCACCGTGTTTAGCTAGCAACATCATTTCTAAATTCTTAGCGCCAATCTCTTGTATGCTATCCCCAACATCAATGCCAAAGCATGATATAGGCAAACCTCTGTCTGTACCCGTGTTAGATAGCACTGGAGAAGCTAAATTCAACCAGCCCTTCCATATGTACTGAAAGAACTTATCTGCCAATTCTGGCTTATATAACCGCTTTGCAACAGTATTTGCTACTCGCATATAAGCGTCTTTTGGCGTTTCGCCAACCATTAAGTATCCTCCAGATATTGTTTTTTTATACACCTCTGTATTACCCCAAGTAGGATAATCAACCCCTTTTACCCAATCATTATTCCACATCTCCAAGATCTAATTTAGTTTCTTTTTCTTCTTTAACTTTTTCTTTCAATTGCTCTATAGCTTCGTCATATCCAGGCATCAATTTAACAGCCTCTAACGTACCAACAGATAAATCTTTAAGATATGTATTCTCGCTTAGTAATTGTTGCACTACATTGATTAATGCTTGTACTTTTTTTTCTAATAAATCTTGTCTACTTTGTTTTTGTCCTTTCATATTATTTAATTTAATTTACCATATATCTTCAAAATCTTCTCCTTCACCCGCTTTGCTATAGTCTGTTGGACGAGTAGCAAAAAAATCAGTGTGAGTAACACCACCTGTAAGGTGATAGAACCAGTCGAGGTTTTTTGATCCTTTTTCGTCAAATGCAAAGTAGGACCCAAGGTCGACGTATCCAAGTTCAACGAGTTTTTCGTTAAGTCTTTTTCTAATGAATTGTTTGAGATCGTAAGCTTTAATTCCTTCAACGTCTCCTGCTTCAAACATTTTGTCAATATAATTTTCTTCAGCGTTTAGCATTGATTCTGCTGCTGCAACAACATCTTCTCTGCAGTTGTTTAATAATTCTTTATCTTCTTCACACATGTGCCTAAAAAGCTGGCAGCCCATTCTACTATGCAACGACTCATCTCTTACGCTCCATTTCATTTGCTGGCCTATACCTTTAAGAAGATTTCTAAGTTGAAAACTATATAATACAGCAAAAGCAGAGTAAAGAGAAACGCCCTCAGCAAAAGCAGAAAATATAGCCAAAGACTTAGCAATACCGCGAGTATCATTGCCTTCATAAGAAACGAGTGCGTTAAACCTGTCCATAGTAGCTTCATCTTGTAAAAAAGCTTTAAAATCTTCCAGTCCAAGTGTTTCATTTAAATAAGAATAAGCAACGGCATGAATTGTTTCTTGCGAACCAAACATCATGGCCATTTGTTGTATTTCATGTTTAGGGAACCAACTAACTACTTTTTGTGTCCAGTAGTCAGATACAGCGCATTCAGTTTGCGCAAAGCCTAGCAATATGTTACCTACTAAACTTTTTTCTTCTGGCGTTAATTTTTCATTCCAATCTTTCACGTCTCCTGACATACTAATTTCAGTGTGCAGCCAAAATGCTTGCGCTTGTTTTAGCCAACCTTCTGTAAAGTAGATTGGGTATTCAAAAGGCTTGTACTCAATTCTCGGTGTAAATAATCCCATTAGTCGTTTGTTATATTTTTAATTGTTCTTAATGTTGACTCCCACGAGTCTAGATATAAAAGGAGGTCTTTTTTAGTAACCCCCTTATTTTTTATTGCTTTCATTTCCTCAAGCATGTCATCTACCCACCATTCAATAGCGGATGCTTTATCGTTATTCATCTTTAAAGATCTCTAAACATATATCTATAAATGGCAAATATAAAACATGTAACGATGAATCCGGCTGTGGATATGTTCTAATTCCTAATAATATGCCAGGATACAATCCAATAGTTAATTCCCAATTTCCCATTATTCTATTTTTATTTTATATTTATCTTGCATTTCAACAAGCTCTTTCCATTTAATTTTACCTTTTATTTCCCAACTCCATTTAATCCATTTATCAATCTGGCGCTGAGAATATTTTTGCCTAGCTAGCTTCTTCGCTTTTCCAGGATCAATTGTACTGTTCTGTCGCATTCAGTTTGATTTTGTGGTTTGTATAAAGTAATGTTAGGAAATTGTTCTGATACTAATTTTTTAAACAGCTTCCATCGCATTGGAAATGATTCGTTGGCTCTACCTTTTGTTTCTATTATAAAATCGTCGCCTATAAAGTCTGGAGTATATTTAATTGGCAATATTCTTTTGCTTCCTCTATTTGCATAATCTCCTTTACCATTTGATTGTCTTTCATAAACTTCGTTTTCAAAATGAAAACCATTTAATAATACAAATGTTTCTCCTTCATATTTAGATCGTATCTTAGCTTTTTTTAAAGCCATATACATATACTTCTCAAGTCCTGAAGCAAAGTCAATACCATCAAATGATACTTTCTTTGCTCTCACAGGTCCTTTTTTCCTACTTCTTTTCTTTATTGCCATATGTCATCATTATCAAGCATATGCCCATCGTGTGATGCTTCATATTTTTCTACAAGTTTATCTTGTAAAACCTCAGTAGTAACACGCTTAAGCTTTTCAATATAATTAACAGCATCCATAAGTTCTTCCTGTAAATGTGTCATCCAAACATTAAGATCGCTTGGATCTTGATCGAGCGTAACGCCATACTTTTTAAAGCCGACATTAGATCGTTCAACAAATTTATCTACAACGCTTTCTATAACAGGATCACGAAATGTAATTTCTTTCTTATTCATATTAAGATTCTTTTACAAATGTTCCGTTAATCATTTTACCTTTTCTGTTTTGAATTACATTGTAAGCCGATTGCACACAATCTTCAATTTTAAGGTCTTCAAGTTTAGCTAAGTTTGTAAGAACAACTACGCAATCACCAATAGCGTCAATAATTTCAGGTTTGTCTTTTTCAAGTATAGCTTTAGCTAATTCGCCAACTTCTTCTAAAAGCTTTATATATTGCGTTTTGCTATCGCCCTTAGTATATATTCCTTTTGCAGCAGCCCATAGACGTATATCGTCATATACAGTATGTACACTTTCTGTAAAATTTTCAGTAAATGCTTCATAAAATGCTTTATTATATATAAAAGAACGTTGTTTGTCATACATTGAAATTACAGAATTATGTTCAATCCATCTAATTGATTCAGTTGTTAATTCAAATTCGCCAAGAGATGTTTCCCATTTCATTCCAATGTTTTCCATTAGGTTACCCTTTAATTTGTCTTTAGGGAAAGGAAAAGTTGTAGTTTGCTCGGTTACATTAATTTTCATTTGATTTGATTTTTTATTTATTAAGTCTTTATACAATTGTCTGTCTACTTTATACCCATATGCCTTTTGCAAAGCTATTTCTCTTTTAGATATATAGTGTATATCGTCGGAAGATTCGACAACTTCATACTCATTAGAATTGTAGCCTTGAGCCTGAGTAACCCTTAATTCAAGATTACGTGTAACTCCAATTTTTTTACCAGGTATATGATATATATGATACATAACAATTTGTTTTTACCCTACCGATAACGGTGCTAAGATTGCGGGATGTGATTTATAATTATTTAAAGATACGGAATTATGCACAGGCATAAAAATAGCATCGTTGTCAAGATACAAACCGTGTTCAACACTAATTGTTGGTAACTCATACATATATCTTTCTAATTGTTCAGAAGCTTGCTTTATATGATTACTATATAAATGACAATCACCTAGTTGTCCAATTAACGATCCTGCTTTTAAACCATTACCTTTAGCTAAGAACTCTAATAACAACCCATACATTGCAATATCATAAGGTAAACCTAAAAATATATCTACAGAACGTTGTTGCCACATTAAATCTATAACGCCATCATTAATATAAACTTGAAAACCGTAATGACAAGGCGGTAAAGCCATATCCGGCATTTCAATTGGGTTCCACGCGCTCACTATAAGACGTCTTGAATCAGGATTAGACTTAATATCTGCCAAAAGGTTTTTAAGCTGATCTACGCCGCCGAAATCGCGCCATTGCTTTCCGTATACAGGCCCTAAAGTGTTGTCTGTTCTTCCTGATCTTTCATAATCAGCATCCCAGTAGTGCACTTTGTGGTTTTGCAAGTAAGTTATATCTGTTCTACCTTGTAAAATCCATAGAATTTCTGTTAAAGCAGCATTGAACCAAACTTTCTTTGTAGTAAGTAAAGGAAAGCCATTACTCATATCGTGTCTTATTGTTCTACCAAACACGCTTAACGTGCCCGTGCCAGTACGATCACTTTTCTTTTTGCCTTGATATAAGACTTCTGACATTAATTTGTGGTACTCTTCTTGTATATTCATTATTTATTGTGTTTGTTGTAATAATATAAACATGCTTTATAATACTCTTGCCATATATTGTCTTTTGTATATACACTAGGTGACAAATGAAAGGCTTTATAGTTTTCCCCTATACTTATGGCTATTTTCCATTTATCAGGGTTTTGAACGTAATCTATTGCTTGAAGACCTATTCTTATGTTGTTTTTCAAACACCATTTGTATGCAGAAGCTTCTTCTTTATTTGCAATATAATTATCTGGTAAATTGTTTTTCTTTTTATTTTTTAATCCGCTTCCCATTAAATTTCCCAAGGCATTGCGTCGTTGTCAGCAACAGACTGGTTAGGATCACGTATTGGCAAGAAACACCCTGACTTGTGCTCCCATTTGAAATGAGCTTCAGCACCGTTTTCGCCTAAATTTTGAAACTTAACTTTAAGTACTTTGGCTTTAACAGTTTTGTTTTCATAATCTCTATGAACTAATAACCCGTGGTAAGAAGCATCATACCATTCACCACCGCCTTTAATGTTATACATTGTAGGCTCTTCAATTTTGCCATTAGCATCCTTATACATTTTAGTTGGGTGTGCTACCACAATAACTAAAACATCATATTTTTTTGCAAATATTTCAATCTTAGTTAGGTACTCAAGTGTATAAGCATTAACGTCTCCAGAATTGCCGTCATAATCTCTAACCTTATTAAAAGGATCAATAACTAAACACTTAATTCCTTTGCGCTTAACAAGCTCAGCACCTTTTCTAAGCACTCCTTCTAAGCTGTATCTATCCATATCAATATGATAGAAGTTTGAATTACAATGATCTGCAACTTGATCCCATTTACCACTACCAATATCTTCCTTAGAAGGCATATCGCCCCATACTTTTCTCATTAATTTATGAGCGTGCAAATATGTTGGTGCGTTTTCAGGCGAAGCAAAAGCTGTTTTCCAGCCATAATTCATATTATACCCAACGACCATCTGATCAACAAAATCAGACTTTCCACTACTAGGTATGCCAGTAACAGTAATAAACTGGCCGGTATAAGTACTAAAAATATCGTCAAAATTTTTAAGGCCAACTTGGTAACCTGGTTTAAAACCGTTTCTAACAAAATCTGTAATCTCGTCTTCAATGTCTTTGAAGGTTGTGACTCCTTCGAGGGGAACTGGCTTTGCACCGGTAATACGCTGCGCCAAACTTTCTTTTCCATGTTTTAATAAATATTCGTTTGAATCTTTGCAGTCATCAAAAGTTGATATAAAACAAACTTCAGCTCCGAGTCTTCTAATAAACTCGCTTTGCAAGGCTTGTCCAGCCTCATCTCCGTCTAAAGCTAGTATTACTTTTTCTTTATCAGTAAAGTAATCTATACAGTTATCTAAATAATCTAAATTGTTTGTTCCAAGTGTAGCACCATTTGGTACAGATACAACATTGGGTATTCCAGCTTCATGCAAACTAAGAGCATCCATTTCGCCTTCTACAATTACGCAATACTCATATCCAACTATTGCATTTATGTTATAGAAAACTTTTTCAGCGCCTTTATAAAGCTTAAAGTTTTTGCGTCCATCTCTGTATTTTACATTTATAAGGTCATCACCCATAAAGTAATTAAAATGAATAGCATTTTCTTCTTTTCCGGTTTGAGGCATAAATTCTTTGCCTTCTGTAACTTTAAGAGCTTTTAATGTATCGTTTGAAATTCCTCTACTTTGAAACCACTCTTGAACCTTAGTACTTACTTCTTTAGGTTGTATTGGTTCTGGTTTAATGTAGACTTTTTCAGCGTTTCCTTTCCGCTGATATGTATGAAGTTGAAATGTGTTGGAGCAATGATGGCAAGTGCCTAAGCCCCTTTCCCAATCATAAGATGCACATTTAGCTTTCTTATTTTCAGGTTTTCTATTTTCGGAACAAATAGGACAAATACCTTCTGGTTTACCTACTTGTAAATCATACTGGTTGAATTGTTCTATTTGAAATCCGTTTATCTCCGTTGTTTGCATCGGGTAAAAAAGTTAGAAGTTAATTAAAATAAGGGGAGCTGTTCACATTACTCCCCCTATTGACACACACATTATTACAGAATTAAAATGGCAAATCATCCTGTGGTTGTGCAGCAGGTGGAGCTGCTTGAAAACCACCTTGTTGTACTTGATTATCTCTTGGTGCTGCATCTACGTTTGTTCCATTAGACCAAACAACTTTTACATTTCCAAGATATACTTTGTCCGCTTTCGCTTCTCTTTCTTCTTTTGACTGTTCAACAATTACAGGCCCTTGGTTTCCATAATTGTCTACTGCGTCATTGAGTGTAATTGTAATAGGTAAATACTTTCCTTTTTTACCTTCAATAATTTTGTCTTTTGGTATCGCGTTTAAGTTGATACTAGTTTTAATAATTGATGCCATAGTTTTAGTTTTAATTAATTAAAGTGTTTTTGATATAAAATAATTCTTAGGATCGAAACTTTGATCCTTATAGTACAATCTGTACTGCTCAGCGGCTTCCTCAACTTTAAACTTACCACGCTCAAGGAACTGAGGGGAACAGTCAAAGATACCAATTTTTTTTGTTTTTTTATCTATAACCAAGAAAATAAAATCCATATTAAAATAACTTGAATATATAAATGCTTGACTATCATAGTTATAGTTTCTTGCGCTTTGCTCAAAACGTGTTATGTCTCCAGATGTTTTAAGATCAACAATAATACCTTGTGTATTGTTTTTAATATCTGTTTTACATTTCCACCATTCACCCGCTAATTCTATAAGGCCTGGAATTTCGTACTCAACATCTATGTCGCGAATTAAGCCATTTGCCGTTTCATTAGCCATAAGGGTTTCATTCAAGGCCTGTAGCATATCAGCTTCATGCTGCAATAAACATATCTCTGGGTTTGTCAGAGCTTTGTACTCATTATTGTTACGTGTTTTTGCATCAATAATTTTGTACCTATTCAGTTTTTCCGGTTCCAACACTAATGTGTGGAAGTAAGCTCCTTTTACCAAGTTCGGATTAGCGGGCTGTGGTTGGTGTAACATAAGAGGATCAGTTAAAAGAGTTCCTATGTTAGAATTAGATAAAAACTGTTTTCCGAAATCACCGTAATACAGCTCATCATCTTCTAGCTTTTTTAGTATGTCATTTAACTGAGCCTTTTTCATTATAGTGTTTTTAAAAGTTGAGGATCTACTTCGTATTTCTTTTTAATATCTTCTATAGTTCCTTTACCAGATTTAATAAATTCTTTTGCTTTTTCTAAAGCTTGCCCTTCTAATTTAGGTTTTGTTACTGCCCTACCATGTTGATTTGTTGCATCCGAATCAGCTGTATCATCTATTAATAATAAATTCCCAAGCGCGTATTTTTTTCCATAAGAAGAACCGCTGCCATACTGTTGAGGCACTTGCATACCCTTTTGATTTAAATCAACACCAACCAAAGCTGTTGCAGATATTTCAGCTGTACCATCAGATATTGTAGCAACTGATTTAAACATTGGAACAGGTTCTGTGGCTATTAACTCTTCGTCTATTTTAAAATACACACTGTATTTATCATTAAACGGCTTAAGTCCTTCAAGTATATCCTCAGCAGATCTGAAGTTGTACTTACCAAAAGAATTAAATCTACTTTTCTTCGATTTAAACTCTACTTGGATTTTACTTAGTTTTTCGTGTAGTTTCATATTAATTTAATTTAGTTATACATCTCAAAGATAATCAATTACTTGCGAAGAATCTACATTTTCTATTAATTTTTGCACTGCTTGTTTCTTTATTTCAGAAATTCTCACATACGCACTTGATCCTTCTATATTTAATATTTCTGCTATTTTATTTGCAGAATGCTTATCACAATTAAGCCCATAGCTTAATCTCAATACTTCAAATTCTCTTTCATCTAAATGCTTTTTTAACAAACTTGTTAAATATACATTAAGCAAAGCTATATTATAAGGTTCAGACTGATCTGGTATTTGGTGCATCATATTTTCATCATCTTCATTAACTTGTTCATCAATACTTAAGAATATAGAATTAAAAAACATAGCCACCATTGCTTTATCTTTACCTTCATCTTTTCTAATTTCATTTAGCTTATGCTCTGGTATTCTTATATCACCTCTATTAATATCAATAGCTCTTCGTATTGACCCTTTTATTCTTTTTGACAGGAATGACTTTAATGTTTTTTCTGGATCGTCAGATTCAATTACTGTCTCCCAAATTATTTTATCTACCGCTCTTATTAGTCCAAGACTTCCATCTTGAATAAGATCTGTAATATCCATAACACCTGATGCTTGATCAGAAGTTGAAAACTTCCTAGCAATATTCTCTACCAATGGCAGGAAAGTAACAATTAGTTCGTCTCGTGTGTAATCTTGAAATGCTTTAAACTCAATTAAATTAATTGACGCTTTAACATCATCTTTATACCTCACATAATTGCGAATGTTGTACTTTTTCATTTTGTTGATTTAATAGTTCTTTCTCATCTTTAAGTTCATTGGTTATATTTCGGTGTATGGTTCTAGTTGTGCAGTTTAATAGCTTAGCTATTTTTGTTATTGTTATTTTTTCGCCATTATCATTTATATAAAGCATCATGTCATATATGTCTGCTTCTGTTACTCTTTTTGTTTTACCTATCATTTGGCCCACAATGCTGAGCTTTTCTGATAATGATAATTTACACTGATATTTAAATATTATTTTACGTGTTTTATTTTTAGGCGGTTGTTCTAAATCTTTCATGCTAACATCGTAAACAATTTTGCTTACTGAATCATCTGGCGGTTCAAATGTTATAAATCCATTTTTTTTATTACAAATATACTCTGCTAAATTATTAAAAGCTTTTTGATCAAGCTGAGGATTTAAATACCATAAAACTAATAAGTGCCACTTTAAAGATCTATAACTTGTTATTTTAGCTTTGCTTCTAAACAGATCGTAACACTCATGAGTACCATCTTCATAAAAGTAACCCCATTCAAAACATGCTGTTGGCTTGTCTGATATAGGTAACCTCCTATAAATTATCCGTCTTTGATTTAAATAATCAAGCAATCTTTCGTGCGACATTAGCCTATTACTATTTATATTAACTACCTATTGTCACTGTTTTTTTGTGAAAGTAGTAATTTTTTTTTAAAGTTGTTAATTTATTTTAGTTATTTGAACTTTATCCCATTTGCCAATTGGCATATCATTATTGATTAAAAAATCAATTCTTTTTTTATATCGTTTATTCATTAAGTCCCTAACTACCCATATACCTTCATAGGGGCAATCACAGGACACTTTTACTTTAGTGCCGAACTTATACCCTAATTTGTATAAATCTCGCGACACGGCTAAGATACGATGTTTATATGGATCTTCTAAGTCTATTTCATACATTGATGCCGTATGTCCTGGATCTTCATTTGTTTGTTCAGGTACTGCATTGTAAACGGTTGCTGTTACGCATGCTATTATACTTACTATTAATGTTTTCATAATTTATTCTTTTCAATTAAACTAAATTGTTTGATTTATATGTAAACATATTGGTTTACTTTTATACATATATGTAAACACATTAGTTTACTCGTCAAAAAATTCCTCTACTGCATCTGTACCCCATTCTGCTGCTAAGGTTATTTTTCTTAAAAGTTCTACGTACTCTGTAAAGTCTATATCTGAATGGTCTACTTCTACCGAGTACTTATACTCGTACTGTTCTATTGTTATTCTGTAAGGTTGTTTTTTCATATCATTTTTACAATTGCGTCAAGACGTGTGTATAGCATATCAAGCTTTTCTTCGTCCACTGAATTAATTAACTCTATGAATTCCTCTGTTTTATTTTTAGGTTCTATTTTTTGTTTCTTTAAAATATCTATCTCAAGATTTTGTTTAAATACTTTTGTTCTTAGCCTTTTGTTTTGCTCTGCTAAGTTTTTAATATTTAACATATTGGAGTCGGCATCTTCTAGGTTTTTATTTTCTACATTAACAGAAAATGAATCATATACAACTTTAAGAGGTTCTGAATACATAACAGCTTCATCAAATAGTTTTAAGCCGTGTAATACTGTTGCGTGATCTCTACCTACTAATTTACCAATTGACGTTAAAGATTGTACTGTGTATCTTTTAGCAAGCTTATAGTATACAGCTCTTGCATAAGCCATATCTCTGGTTCTTGTTTTCTTTTTTAAACTAACTTTAATGTTAGCTTCAATATAATCTCTTATAGTTTCTAATTGTACTGTCATAATATTTAATATAGTTGTTCAAAATCTATTATTGCATCTTGAGGAAAGTCTTTTAGTATTTTACTAGTGATGTCATCGATAACATGGTCAGCCAGTCTTGTATTGATCAGATACTCATGACGACCATAGCTATCAATTACTATAAGCTTACCCAATGTGATCAAACTTATAATTCCACTTAATATACTTATTAAAGAATCTACCAATTGATTCAGAATGTTTCATTGCATAAAATATTTCAGTAGACACATTTTCAAATTGGTATACTCTTCTGTTTGCAAACTTAACAGTTAGCAGCTTAGCTTCAAAGTCATATGACATTGTTAAAATTGCACTTGAATTTACTTGTAGTTTTTCTTTAGTTACTTTCATAATTGGTTTCTTTTGGTTTTTAATTTTTGTATTTTTTTCTGTATTAATAATGCTTCAGTGTATTCTTCTTTAGCAACATGCTCACGCTCAATATCTTGCAACTCATCTATTTGAAAAGTAATAAATTCGTATTCGGTAATTTCATACCTATCGCCATGCTCATCAACTGCATAAAATCTTTCTGGTTCTTCTTGTGCTTTTTTACTACCAAGATCAAATATTTTCTCCGCTATTAGCGTTGATAAGCGTTGCATTTCTGACTCTGTCATCTGTAATTAATTTTAAAATGTGTTTATATATTTCTACTTCTTGCTTGTGTTGCTTAATTTGATTGCGTTTTACAGCAGGGCTTTCGTCAATACCCATCCATTGCCAGTCGTCAGCTTCAGCTTGTTGCCATTTGTGTATAGCATTTTGCAGCTTAGCATTAATTTTGTTGTGTGCTTTTTCTCTTATATCCATTCTCTATCTATTTGAGTTTCTAAATCAGTTATACGTTCGTGCATTGATGCTAAGATACGAATTAATTGTTCGTTACTTGCATTTAATTTTAATATTTCTTCCATAAATTTTATATTTTTTGTGTAAAGCTATTTGTATTTTAAATATAGTATATAGTTTAGTACAGCCCATGCAATTAAAAATAATGCTTTAGCTAGCTTCTCTATTACTGCAGCAAGTTTGTTGCTAGGTGTTATGAGTTGTTTATTCATACAATTATATTATCAATTAGTATTCGTGCTAAGTTTATTTTTTAAACGAACTTTGTTTTACTAATTTATTTTTAAATCTTGATTTGCCTTTAGTTTCAATAGACAACCATTCGTCGTCAGTTAATGGTTTACACTCACCAAGACCAGCTAATTTTTTGATACGTGCATAAGCTGCTTGCTTGCGTTGTTCTTCTTTGTATTGTAAAAATTCTTCTTTGGTCATGATTAAAAAGTATGTGCCATGTGATTTCTTATGTAAAGTTCCTTGTATAATTGTTCCCATCTGATGCTGTCGTCGTCTAGTCCGCAAGCATTAAGTATGTATTGATCAACATATATATTAGAACCTAAGTCTATAGCAGATTCGATTTCATCTTGAAGCATATAAGCATCAATATATATATCTCTATCAGTTATTACATTACCCCATTTACCTTGATCCATAGCTACATAAATATCGTAGCCATCTGCTGTTTGTATTGATTCAAATGTAACATCATAATCCGTTCCTTTGTGTTCAGTGTCAAGTATTGCTCCTGACTTTTCAATTACTAAATTTTTGTAGTGTGACATAATTACCATGTTTTAGTTAAGTGTGTGTTATAATATTGTTTTAATGTTTTATTAAATATTTGTATTGCTTCGTCGTCTGTTTCTTTAATTATATTTTTTGTGTATAGCATTTCAAGTAGTTGCTCGCTTACAAAGTCACAAGTAAGTTCGTATAGATCGCTAGATAGTTCTTGATATTCTGGCTTTGTCATTATTGTGCGATTAAGTTATTAGCTGCATACTCTTCAAATGATGGTCCGTGATCGTAGAAGTTTTGATAGATTGCATTGTAAGCTGCTTCTTCATAGCTTCGAGGTCTGCCAAACAAATCGTCTTCTTGAAATACATCGTAGTTTAATTCGTCAACTGCATCTTTGCAATCTTTAGTGTAGATACACATATTGTCAACAACCTCGTGTATAGCAGCGTAGTAGTCGTCTAGATCTTGAATAGTATAATCTTTTAAGTCTAATAAAATTCGTTCAGTGTAAAGTCTTTCAAAGTGTGTCATAGTTATATGTTTTTAGTTGTTACATTTATATTATCAATTGTTGTTCGTGTTAAGCTTATTAGTGGTATATTAATCCTACTTTGTTTGTTGTATTAAACCATTTGGTTGCGTTTAAATCATTCTCAGAAGCATTTGCGTATCCTGCTGCAGTTAGTTCATCTTTACTTTTAAAAATTTCTGTGTGACGATCAATTGTGCGATCAATCATATGTTTTTGTTTGCCCGAGTTACTATAGATAACATCAAAATTGTCAGGTAGTATTGTGTTTTTAAACATCTCAACCATATTCGTGTAGCTATAGAATTTAACATCTGGATTTTGTACTGCAATCTTTAACCACTTGTCAAGATATGCCCTAGAATAATAGTCGCCCGAGTCGTGTATGCGGACAAAGTCTGCTTTCTTCTTTTTTATTTCATCATTCATTTTTGAAATGAATTCTGTTGTTTTAGTTAATTCATACCTCTTTTCAAATGCCGGTTTAACGTTCGACCATATATATGCACCTTTCTTAGCATAACAAAACTTAACACATTCAAGAGCCATCGGACAAGTTAATTTACCACTTGCAGATTTGTATGCAGGGATCCCAAAGTTAAATACCCGCTTGTTAAGTAATGTACTTGTTTTTTTTAGTTTAGAGTTTTGTGTAAGTAAATTCATTTTAGTTTGTTTTAGTTGTTACATATATATTATCAATGCTCTACCGTGTTAACCTTGTTAAAGCTTTAAATCTTTATTTATTTTTCTAATTTCTTTTTTCATTTCAATAATCAATTCTTTTAATACATATTTGTATTCAATCTTCAACGCAGCAAAATCTTCAAAATATAAATGCTTTCCTAAACTTGGTTTTGTTACCGCCGCGTGTATAGCATGCTCCCGTACCTTATCTTTATATAAACTCATGACCATACTCTTATTAGATATTTTAATGTGTATTCTTCATCTTGTCTTGCAGTAAATTTCTTTGCTTCATCATATGCAGCATGTATATCCTCAGCATAAAAACTATACTCAATTAGTTGTCTATTGTCTTGGACAGCTTGGAACTCTGTTCTATATAAGCCTAAGTTATTGTCTTCCATAATTATATAAGTTTTATTTATATTGTTGTAAAGGTTGTTAATTATTTGTTAGAATTAAAAGTAATGGTGTTATAATGAAGAGTCTCGTACTCTGTCGCATTATTTCTTCGTGTGAAAAACAGCGACATTAGCCTGTTAATTATTATAGTAGTAGGCTAACGTCCCACTTTTTTTAGTTATAATTCTGCACTTTCAAAACAGTCGTATGCGTCAGTTACTTGTTTTATTTTGAATGCTGTTTTAAGATCTAGCAAGACGCTAAGTGTTAAGTCGCCTACAAATTTTTGCGTGGTGAGGTTGTGTTCAAGACGTTCACCGAGTGCCGGGTATTCTTTTTTGAATAAGATTAGTCTTGTTTGATATTGCGGTTGTAGTCTTTGGTTTAGTGTTTTCATGTGTGTGTTTTTTAGTTACGTATATATTATCAAATGTGTTTCGTGTCAACCTTATTTAAAAGTAGTCTTGGCGTATAAAGTTATTTATTATGTTATGTATAGCATCTTGATTGGTTCTTGTGTTGTGCACATATCTTTCATCTTGTTTCCAATTCTTCAAGTTGTTTTCACCTTGCCACTTAGCATAGATCTCGTGAGCGATTTGTTGTAGTGTAGTTTCTTGTGTAGTCATAGTTATATTATTTAATGTTCATATTTATTATCAATTTAGTCTCGTGTCAACCTTATTTATATTCATTGTCTAAGGATCCATGGATATAAGACTCTTCAATAGCACTTTGTATTTTAGCTAAGCACATTTTTTCTGAGATGGTTTGTTTATTTATGTAGCAATCCATTATTGAAGTGATGAGGTCTAGTGTTGCTTCGTTTGTTTTAGCTTCGTTCATAGTTGTATTTTTTAATTGTTAAAATCTTCATATACTTCTTGTACCCATTCTTTTTCATTAGGACCTAGTTGGTTGTAGTCCATACCAAATTCGTCGTTTGCAATTCCATTGTAAGTCATAGTTATATTTTTTAGTTACATATATATTATCAATAGTCCTTCGTGTTAACCTTTTTTATGTATAGCATTTTATTTACAATACTTTTCTTCGTAGGCCATTAAATATTCTACTTGTTCTTTAAGATTTTTAAATTGTTTTTTTACTTGGTAGATTAATGGAGCTTGGTGGTAAGGGTTGTCTTGATTTGTTTTAAACCTTATGTATCTAGTTGTTGGGTATATTGCAGCCCATTTGCCATTTGCTAATGTGAAATAAAGATTTCCTTTTTTAGTTACTTTTATTAGTTCCATAATTATATTTTTTAGTTACATTTATATTATCAATTTACTCTCGTGTCAACCTTATCTTTTTAGTAAACTATCTAAGAATAAAGCTATTCCATTCTCATAGTCTTGCATTGCTTTAGACTCTTCGCATGTGTAGATTGGTTTGTGTGTCATAGCTCTTGTTTCTACTCCATTTTTAGTGTAGTCGATCCATGTGTAATTAGACTTAGGGCTTGTGTGAATTTTGTAAGGAATCATAGTTATATATTTTATATTCATATATATTATCAAAGTGAACTCGTGTCAACTCTTTTTTTATTTAGACTAAGTAATATTTAATTATTATTATTATTTTTTACTTACATATATATTATCAAATAGCACTCGTGTCAACCCTTTTAAAAATGCCCAAGGAAATGCTCAGTAATACACGTGAGGTGTCCTCAACGTAGCAAAGCTAAACGCAAAGTAAAACGTAAGTGTCAATGTAAACATAGTATGGCGCCATAGAATATCCCAAACGTACACGAAAATCCCGCGGAAAGGTCAAACATAAACGCCAAAACGTCAGAAAAGCGGGGGACCCGGTCAAAACAAAATCAAAAAGGTTTTTAGTGCAGCGTTGTAAAATATAGGTGTAATACCATACCTCAATATTTGCAACAATTTTTTTTCCATTCAGTGCTTTTATATAAAAAAAGGTGAATTTTTTTTAAAAAATTTCAAAAAACGCTACGCGTATTATATAAGGTACGGTGTAAAAGTGCGACGTTAGGGTGTTAATATAAATAGTAGGGGGCTAATGTCACCTTTTGGCATTTGATTGTAAAAATTGGGTCCTATGTGTAAGTATATATAGTATACAAATTACTTAAAAATGGCTATTAACTTAGGATCTGACAACATTACGGATATTTATCTAGATGGAGAGCTTGTTACGGCTATTTATATAGGGGAAGAACAGGTATTATAGGCATGGCTAAGCAAAAACTATCACCTGAAGCTGCAATAGCTAAGGCAAAGAGGGATTTACGCTATGCAAATAGTAGGGATCGCGAAATAAAAAGAGCAGATGCTCAAAAAAAGCGAAGAGCAGCAAAAAACTCTGGAAGAAGCATCGACGGAAAAGACTATGATCACAATACAGAGCGTTTTGTGTCGGCTAGTTACAACAGGGGAGGCACACAGAAAGGTGGTACCGATGGTACAAAGGCAGAAAAGAAATCAAGAAAGAAATAATATAAGATGGCAATAATATATAGCTACGAACAGGAGGCAAATCCTCATTTTTCGGATTTATTACTAGGTACAGATGTAAGTGCGGTTGGGAAACCCACTAAATCTTTTTCTATACAAAGCATTGTTGACTTAGTGCAGTCGGTTATACCAGGCGGTGGGACTGTTACAAGTGTTGCAACTAATGACACTAGTTTTATTTCAATGGGTGGCGGCCCAATTTTAACTTCGGGTACACTTACTGCTTCGCTTTCTGCTACAGGTGTTCCATCTGTAAATACTTTCCTAAGAGGCGACAATACTTGGTCAACAATACCTGCATCGCCAAATACATTATATACTTTAAGCAGTAGTTTAGTTGGGACTAATGTTAATATTGACTTAAACGGAACAGATAGCACAAAAACAGTTGTTTCTTTAGCTGCTGGCCCAAATATAAGTTTAACAGACAATGGATCTAACCGTATTACTATAGGGGTAACTAATTTACCAGCCGGTACTGTTACTAGTGTAACAACAGGTAAAGGATTGGAAATACAGTCTGGAACTGCGACTAAAGATCCTAAGCTAGCCATTGATATTACAGGTAGTAATAACTACATAAAAGTATCAGAAGATCAAACTACAGCATTTGCTGAAGATGTTATCGCTTTTAATCAAAACTCTTCTACAAATATAAAAACCACTAAGTTGGGTGAAATTACACCGACTTCTTTAACGTTAATCAAAAACTATATAGACGCAGGTGACGCTGGAGATATTACAAATACTACAGACAATTATGAAACCACAGCTTCTGTTAAAAATGTAGTAACATTAACATCGGCGGAATATACGGCATTGGCGCAAAAAGACGCTAATACAATGTATATTATTGCTGGTGCTCAGCCTACGTATACTACAACATTGGCTTTTACTAATAATATAGTAGGTACTGAATATACAATAGTTGGTGATCAAGCTGGTTTAGAAAAAACCGGACCTGTAAATGCCTCTTATGCTTATAATACCACTGTTTCTCCAAACGAGGGATATTACTTCTCTGTACCGGCTTCAATAACAAATGCCAGTGGTTTATTTACTGCTGATGAAACGGTTAATACAATATTGTCAGGTACTGTATCTGCAATAGCTGATCCAGGTGTTACAGCTACACTTGCTCTTCAAGTAGCCCCAAGTATGGGCGTTGAGGGCGTTGAATACACTTTAGACGGAAACGTCTCGGGTAATACGGTTACAGGTTCATCTCCATTAGATTATAGTTTTAATACTATAGTTAATGTAACCCCTGGATATACAGCTACAACACCGGTTGTGGTAGATAACGCATCGTCAACAAGAGACGGGCAATTAAACGCTAACGAAACAGTTATAACTTATATAACGGGCGCTATTGAAAAAGATCCTGGTGCTGAGGTAACAGTTACAGCTGATATAATAGAAAACTTTACCGGGGAATATCCAAATGAAGCTACTATAGTTGTTACACCTTTATCATTTTCTGGCGACTCTCCTGTATTTTATGACTTTAATGTTTCTGTTGTTGCAAATGAAGGCTACTATTTTGTTGAGCCACCTGTTATTACTGGTGATTTAACTGGTACATCAGAAGTTACTAGGGATGCTGTTATAAATGTTTCCGGTCAAATAGAAAAAGTAAGTAACACTGCTATTGTTAATTTAGAAATAACAAATACAATTGATGGGCCTTCAAATGGTTATACAGTTACTACTGTTCCGTCTTCATTACAACTAATAGGTGAAATACCTTTCCCTTATGCTTTTAATACTACTGTAACATTAAACGAAGGTTTTGAATGGATCTCAGGTGTTGCGCCTACAATTGAAAATGCTACAGGTACATCTAATACTGTAGGCGAGCAGACAGTTACAACAACAATATCAAATGCTCAAGTTGCAGAAACAACGCAGTTAGTAGAAGCTACATTAAATGTTGACTATGTTATAACAGGTGACGCGGTATGGTCACCAGCAGGTGATCCTTTCGGAACAATACAAAGTGGTTTACCTCCTTTTCAATATAACTGGAACAATACAACCGAATTCCCTAATAGAAAACCAACAGTTGTTATAGATGAGCCAAACTATGGTTTCTCTGTGACTCCATATACGGTACCATCGAGCATTGCGGATCAAATAGTAGAAGACACAACAGTTAATGTTACGGTATATGCTACTATTGTGCCTATCGTTGAAACAGGAAGTGTTACTTTAGATGTACAAAACAATATAACACCTAGTGGGACTACAAGTGTTACTGTTACTAAATACTTAAATGGTGTTTTAGATGAATCAGCTGGAAATACTATAGAAGGAGAAGTTGGTGATACATATTCATTTACTACAACAGCGGTTGCTATTGCGCCGAGCGAAATATCTAACGGTCCATTCTACTCAGAAGGTAATCCAGTCAGTGGAATTATAGGTTCTGGAAATATTACTAGAACGCAAACTATAACTGGAGAAACTACAACAACATCTACACCAGTGGTAACTACTGCTACGGGTAGAACATGGAAAGCAATGAACGAAGGCGCTACAAGAGTTGCTCTTAGTTCAACCGACGACCAAGCTAGAGGATATTTTTACCAATGGGGTAGATTAACAGATGGGCACCAGTTAAAAAATTCTGATGCTGTTACTCAAACATCTGATTCAGACGACCCTGGATCAAGTGATTTTTTCAGGCAATTTTCAGAGCCTGTTGATTGGAGAATTCCTCAAAATAATGCTTTGTGGCAAGGAGTTAGTGGAGTTAATAATCCTGGAACAGACGGATTTAGATTACCAACGCAAGCAGAGTGGGAGGCTGAGGTGGCAACGTGGGATACGCCAGACGCCGAAGGCGCTTTTAGGTCTCCTTTAAGGCTACCTATTAATGGGCTTAGGCAAGCAAGCGGAGGTGGATATGTGCTACAAGGAACCGCTGCACTATATTGGACTAGTGACACTGACGGAACTAAATCTATAGCTATGAATGCTGGTGGTACATATTCCACAACAAACCCTTCTTCTACCGCCTATTACCCATATAGTAGAGCTATAGGTACAGGCGTAAGGTTAATACTCGATGAGGCTTACGATCCAAATTATTCTGGTTATACTCCGCTAATCTAAATTATTTACTAAGTAATAAAAACAAAAAAACTAAATGGCAATAATATACAGTTATCCACAGGTAAAACCTAAAACTACAGATTTATTAGTAGGTACAGTGGTTTATCAATCAGATGAAGCCAACCCGGTAGACGGCAACCCCACTAGGACTTTTAGCCTTAGAGATGTAGGTGAATTACTTTCTTCTTATAAATTATCAAGTAAAGCCCTTGGCCCAAATGCCACTATAATTTTATCTGATGACTTTGATCATATTAGTGCTGTTAATTTAATTAGAGGCAGCGGTATATCAATAAGTGATAATGGATCAAATAATATTACTTTAAGTAATACAGGCGTTTTATCTGTAGCAGGAGCAAATACAACTTTTATAAATTCAACTCCTGTTCTTACTTCTACTGGAGCAGTTACCGTATCCTCTAGCTTATCTGCTTCAGGTGGTGCTGGAAATAGAACATATTTAAGAGGCGACAATACTTGGTCAACCCCGGTCCTTACAGTAAATACGTTTAATACGTCGTTTATAGATTTATCTCCAACATCTTCTACCAATGGAGATGTTATTGTGTCGGCTTCATTATCAGCCGCAGGTACTCCTAGCGCGTCTAGATATTTAAGAGGAGATAATACATGGTCTACTCCATTAAACTCAATAGAAGCTTCAAATACAACTTATATAGCTACAACGCTATCCACGTCTGAAACTGGTAATGTTTCTTTTTCATCTGCATTGTCTGCTACGGGAACGCCAAGTTCTTTAAACTTTTTAAGGGGCGACAATGTTTGGGCAGTACCGGCCGGGGGTGGAACTTTAACATCTATTGTAGCGGGCAACGGTATTAGCGTTGACGACACAGATCCAGCTAATCCAGTAGTAAGCAATACTGGCGTTTTGTCAGTAAACACTAAGACTGGTGATGCTGTATTAAATACAGATGATATTAATGAAGGCACAACAAACCTTTATGATAAAGTAGTAACAATTGAAGGTGACGGCGCAACTACCGTAACAAGCAATTACCCTAGCTTTACTATTAGTTCAACAGACACTATTGGTTTAGAAAGCGTTGTTGCTGGAGATGATATAACGGTAGATAGCACTGATCCATTAAATCCAATAATAAATAATTCAGCGCCTGATCGAACTGTTGTACTAGAGGAGGGGCCTAATATAACAATTAGCGGTATATATCCAAGTTTTACTATTTCTGCTGCTGATGCTCCAGAATCTGCGGTTACTTCTGTAAACACTCAAACTGGCGCAGTTGTTTTGGACACAGATGACATAGCAGAGGGTTTAACTAATTTATATGACAAAACAGTCAGCATAACAGGTAGTGGTGCTGCTGTGGTTACCGGCGATTATCCTAGTTTTAATGTTTCAGTTACACCAGGAGAAGCCGGGGCAATAGCAAAAAACAATTTTATTAGCAATGGTGTTCAAACAGATTATCAGCTATCAGTAACACCTACCTCAGCTACTTACACAGAAGTTTTTATAAGTGGTGTTTATCAAGAAGCATCTACTTATACATTATCTTCAGATACTATAACTTTATCTACCCCGGCTGATAATGGAGATACAATAGAAGTTGTTATTTTTGATTTAGGTACTGCAGGAAGCGGAGGTGGCAGCGGAGCTGTTGATTCTGTAAATGGAGAAACTGGTGTAGTAGTTTTAGATTCTGACGATATATCCGATATTGGAAAAACAAATCAGTGGGATAAAACAGTGGTATTAACTGGTGGTGGAGCAACAACAGTAACTGGAGATTATCCTAGTTTTACTGTGTCTACCCCAATTGTTGATACGTCTAGTTTTGTATCAAATGAAGATGACACCTACGCCACTACCCCGAAAGTAACTAATATAGTAACTTTAACGCAGGCAGAATATGATTTGTTAAGCCCAGCTAATGTGAACACTATGTATTTAATAATAGGATAATGGATTTTTTAATAGGATCAACGTCGCTTGCATTAGGAAAAATAAAATTAGGATCTGATAGTGTAGACAAAATATATTTTAACAGCGATTTAATATGGCCCCCGCAAGGACCATCTGTGTTTTGCTCTATTGAGGGTACGGCATCTTCTACATATTCTTTTAGCATTTGCTCTATTGAAGGAACAGCTTCGGCATCGTATTCTTTTAGTTCGTGTGCAATAGAAGGCCAAGCAATAATATAAAATAATTAAAGCTCTTTTAATTTTAAATAATATAAAAAAATGGAAGTACAAGTCCAACTGCAAATATCTGGAAACGACATATCATCGTATGATATATATCAAGACTCAGACAATTTTGCTACTCAATTAGTTACTGCAACGTCGAATGATTTATTGACTGGGATTTCGCTAATTTGCAACGATTTAACTAAAACAATTAGAGTAATTTCTAACGGTGGTTGTGGCACGCAAAGGGACATACCTATTAATTTTAATGACACAACGCCATCGGTTACAGTGCAAGGAGATGATCTTGTGGATTTGGATTCCTACTACTCTAATATGGCTTCAGATGGAAAAGGTAATATATGTTTAGTCTCTAATGGAGGGTTTAAAATATCGGTTAACAATGGATCAAGCTTTTCTCCAATACCATCTGCTTTGTTTACGCAGGGTGAATATCGATTTGTTATACGGGATAACAACAATTTTAGAATATTAAGTAGGGATGGGCAATTGGTGAATTGTTCATATAACGGTAGCACTTGGGCAATTAATGGCCCTTATTCCATATCGCCTATAACAGATACAATTTATGATTTTTATTTTTATAATAACTTTTATTATATAAAAACAAATAAAGAGCTATTTAGGGCTCCTGCCGGCGAGAATTTTCAAAGTGTTTTAGTTTTTGAAAACACATTAAACGCGGTAGCAAATAATAGTATGGATTCATACGGAGATGTTATGGTTGTTTCTGCAAGTGGAGATGGTTTTTATAAATCAACAGATAACGGTTTAAATTGGACAAAAATATACGATGGTCCAGGTGGGTTTGCCGGAACTGTTTATGTTGAAAGTGAAACTAAATTCATGGTTCAGCTAGCTTCTAGTATAGCATCAACAGATAATAATTGGCTTTTTACACTTAACGGGGGGGTTAACTGGGGCTCTTCTTGGCTCGAACCAGTTAGGTATGCTAAGCTTTCTGCGCCCACAAGTCCGTATTGCTATTCAACTTCTATAATTAAAGTTGGGCCAAATTATTATTATAATACTTCACCTAATAATGTCTCTGGCGCAACCAATCTTAAATACACTTCTACTGATATTTTTTCTACATCTTTTAGCGGTACGATTTATGAAGTAAATAATTCCGAAATGAATATTACAGCAGCATTGCCTCCTGGTCTGGGTAGATATAATAATACCGATCTACTTTATTCTAAAGGCAGTATAGTATATTCAAGGTCTACCCCGTATAATTCAGATGTATCTACGTTTTGTTTAAGAGCTGATATAGCAAATACATAATTAAAAACCGCCAAAACCAAGTAATAATAATATATAACTAATAAAAGATAAATGGCTACAACTAAAGTATCTAAAGGACTTATAAAAGACGGTGCCGTAACTATAGAAAAGTTAAACAACGCACTAGTAGTTACAGAAGCCGAGGGTATAGTAAATAACGATAATGACATTACAGTGCCAACCTCTGCTGCTGTAAAGCAATATGTGGATGATAATGTTGTTGGCGGGCTTATTTATCAAGGTGCTTATGATGCTTCTACAAATACCCCAGCACTTGATAGCAGAGGCACTCAAATAGCTGTTACTAAAGGCTGGACATATACAGTTACAGTAGACGGAACGTTTTATGGTGAAACCGTTAGAGTTGGTGATGTGCTTATTGCTGAAACAGATTTAGCTGCTGGGGCTGGAGCTTTAACTGATTGGACAACGGTGCAAAGTAATATTGATTTAGCTACAGCTGGAACATCAGCGACTGCTGTAAGAGGATTAGCTGGTTTTGACACAGACAACTTTACTGTTGTTGATGGATTCGTAAATTTAAAAGCAGGTGATATTATACCTTCTACCGTAGTAACAAGCATTACTGCTGGCACTGGACTTACTGGTGGGACAATAACTACAAGCGGAACAATAGCCTTAGCTGATACCGCTGTAACACCTGGAACTTATACTAATGCGAACGTAACAGTTGACCAGCAAGGTAGAATTACATTAGCATCAAATGGAGCAGCTGGCGGTGTAACTTCATTTACTGCCACTGACGGCACTTTTATAACGCTAACGCCTAATACATCACAAACTGGAGCCGCTACTCTTACGGCTAATCTATCTGCTGCTGGAACTCCTGATGCAACCACATTTTTACGTGGCGATAACCAATGGGTAACAGTTGCTGGTACAACATATGATTATTCAAGTGCTCAGTCAGGCGATAATGTAAATTTAAATTTAATTCCTTCAACGGGAGATACAGACACGGTTACTCTTGTTGCTGGGTCAAATATTCAATTAATTAATTCTGGAAATAGCGTTACAATAAATGCTACTTCAGAACCTATTCCAACGGTATTACCAAGTGATTTTGTTTTTATAAATGTTAAAAACGAAACTGGTAGTACAATACCATTAGGAACAGGACTTATGGCTGTAGGTACTGATGGTAATTCAGGTCATATATTAGTAGCTCCAATGGTTGCTGATGGTTCTGTTGAACCTAAATACTATATTGGGGTATTAGAAGAAGAACTTTTAAATGGAGAATTAGGTAGAGCTGTTACTCAAGGAGAGGTTAATCAAATAAACACTAATGCTTTTCTTGATTCTGATATTTTATGGTGTGATCCAGCAAACCCTGGAGGTTTTACAGCAACTGAGCCTTCTGCACCTAATTTAAAAATTTCTACAGCAATTGTATTGAACGCTTCAACAAATGGTAAAATATTTGTAAGGGTTCAAGGCAATGAAGGATTACACGAATTGCACGATGTAGGTATATCATCTCAAACAGATAAACAAGTACTTGCTTGGAATAATACTGCTGGTTACTGGCAAAATCAAGATAACTTATATTCTTTAACTGCTGGCACAGGATTAAATGGTGGTACTATAACTACAACTGGTACAATATCGCTAGCAGACACCACTGTAACACCGGGCGCTTATACAAATGCTAATATAACAGTTGACCAACAAGGTAGAATTACTTTAGCTTCAAGCGGTGAGTCATTTTCAAGTTCAATTGCTAAAGATGATTTTGTAGGTGATGGTACAATACAAGCATTTAATTTATCCGTAACGCCTTTTTCTACATTATTTACAAGCGTTTACATTGCTGGTGTTTACCAAGAAAAAGAAACATATTCAATAACGGATAGTACTCTTACTTTTACTACAGCTCCTCCAAACAATGCTTCTATTGAAGTTATGTCAGTTGTTGTTGCAGATATAACGCCTGGCGCTAATACAATTACAAGGAATGATTTTACTGGAACTGGTAGTCAAACTGATTATACGTTAACAGTTGCACCTTCTAGTATTAACTTTGTGGATGTATATGTAAGTGGTACATACCAAAACAAAGATACATTTACAATTGTAGGTACAACTTTATCTTTTTCTGAAGCTCCGGCTAATAGTGATGAAATAGAGGTGATTATAATATCTAATGTGTCACTGGTTCAAAATGAACAAGTAAATTATGGCGTTAATACAATATCAACAAGTACTACAGCTGTTAAAAATAACTTGTATGTATTAACTGCTGATTTAACATTAACACTACCGGCTTCACCTGCAAACGGTGATTCAATTAAAATAAGTAACTTATCAGGAGTTGCTACTTGTATACTAGGTAGAAATGGTAGTTTAATAATGGGTGTAGCATCTGATTTAACTTTAGATACGCCTTCAGCATCATTTGAGTTAATATATTCTGGAGCAACAAAAGGTTGGGTAATAGTAGGATTATAAAATAATAAAAAGATATGAGTAATTTAACAGATTTTTTTCCATCAGGAGGCGGTGGAGGTTTAACCCCTAAGTTTGAAGAGTTTAATTCCTCAGGAACATTCACTCCATCTCAAGAGCTAATAGATGCAGGAGGATATATAGAGGTGTTTTTAGTAGGTGCAGGATCATCCTCAAACAATGCAGGAAAAGGAGGAGGAGGAGGAGAGGTGATTATTAAAAAAATGTATTTAACATCTACAAATAATTGCACTGTAACAATAGGAGCCGCAGGAGCTGTGGGAACAAGTAACTATGGGGGAAATAGTATTTTTGATGGAACCCCTGCAGGAGGAGTAAGTGTTACATCAACAGGAGGTAATCAAAATGGACAAGTACAAATGTTAGGTGCAGGTTTTGGAGCTTTGTCATCTACTGATCACGTTGGTGGTGGTAGCGGTGTGATGGGATATGGTGCTGGTGGCGCTCACTATTCAGCAGGAGGAGTTTTATGGGGTAAAGCAAATTCAGGTCAAGGATCTAATACTTATAATTTTGCAGGATCTGGATATTGTTTAATTAAATGGTACGAATAAAAATGGAAAACTTAATAGCTATAATAAGACAAGGTAAAGTAGAAAATATAATAGTAGCATCTGATGATTATGCTGCAACTTTACAAGATGAAACTGTAAACGTAACAGGTAAAGGTGTTGGGATTGGTCACACATATAAAAATGGTGTGTTTACTGCTCCTGTAAAAACTTTAGAGGAAAAAACTGCTGAAGAAAAAGGGTGGAGAGATATGGAGCTTCAAGCAAGTGATTTTATCGTGCCATTAACTGATCATCCGCAGCACGCTGCTTATATGACATACAGGCAAGAGCTAAGGGATTATCCAGCTCAAGAAGATTTTCCAAACGGTACTAGACCAGTAAAACCTTAATATATGGCACTAACAAGAATATCAAACGATACTTTACAAGACGCTACTATAACGCAGCCAAAGCTTGGAGCGGAATTTACAACAAGCATTGTAATGCCTACAGTTACGGGTCCTTTAGTAGATTTATATCCTGGGCAAACTATATTTGTAGATTTTTATTACGGAACAGGGAGCGGTTCAGGAATCGATATAAGGTTTCCTAATTATACTGACCCTAATATAATCGTAAATCAATTAGTCGGTGCGACAGTTACATTTGATGGGCCACCAGGTTCAACTATAGGTTCAATTCCTTTGGGTAGTTACATAGTTGGCTCTAATGGGGCGTCTTTTATGGGTCCTATGGGAGATTTTCTTGTAACCATTGTATTAAACCCAACAGAGCAAACAAACACTGATAATGGACCGGTTTATGGCCCAACTGCAACTTTACTACAAGCGGCTTCTTCTCCAACCGTAGATTTTAGTTCAGCTCAGGTGTTTACAAAAACACTCACCGCAAATGAAAATATAGTTTTTACAAATTACACCACAGGTGCTGTTAAAGATTTAGTAATAACGGGTGATTTTACACTAGGATTTACTACAGGAACTGTAAATATAGCTGCTGGTGAATATGATGGCACAGTGTCTAACTTAATACAAGTAATCTGCGTAGATGATGTTACACCGACATTTTGGGTAACAATTTCACAACCTCAAATATAAAATATGAAAGCAATAAAAATAAACGGCGAAATAAAAACATTTGGTTCAGTTCCTAAAAACTGGACAGACAGCAATGGCACGTATTTTAATATTGGCGATGGCTACGCTATTGGTTTTAAAAATGTTATTACTCCTGAATATAATCATTTAACTGAAGAGCTTTCTGAAATTAAACTTATTGACCGCGTATATACGTACGATGTAATTGAAAAGCCGATTAAGGGAACGCTATCTGAATTAAAAGAGCAAAAAGTATCTGAATTAAAATCTATTATAGGGGGCAGACTATCACAAACAGATTGGTACGTTATAAGACAAGCAGACGCAGGAACAGATATTCCACAAGATATTAAAGATGATAGGGCAGCGTTAAGAACCGCAAGCGATTTAATTGAAGCAGAAATAAATGCTTTAACAACTAAAAAAGCAGTTGTATTGTTTGACATTAACCTTTAAAATTTAAGTTATGTCTTTAAATAAAAGATTAATAAATACAGGAGGCGGAGGCGGCGGTGCTTTTGATGTAGCTAATTTTACACCAATTAATTATTATAGTTTTTCCGCTGCAATAGGAGGAGATAATTATGGTGGTATTTGGTCTACAAATGGTTTGCATTATTACGTTTCAAAGTCTACAACGACAAAAGGAGTTTATCAATTTGATGCTTCTACTGCTTGGGATGTGACATCTTTATCTTATTCAGGAAATTATAGTGCATTAACAGGTACTGAATTTGCAGCAAATTATCAACCCTTAGAAATAAGTAGCGATGGAGTTTATTTTTGGAGTGATAGAAGGGAATGGAACGGAAGTAGTTTTACTTGTGGAACTTTTAGATGGACATTAAGTACTCCTTATGATATTTCTACCGCAGGAAGCAGGATTAATTTCTACACATCAGGAAATAACAATGTTATATATTCTCAAAAATGGTATAATGACGGAAGTTATTACCACGTTCAATATGGTACTACACATAGAGTGTTTAGTTGCCCAACTCCATATTCTCTAACAGGTGCTACTACTTTAAGTAATGGGACAATAACTCAATCTGCCTCAGATGTATCAATGACACCTGATGGTTTGTTTTATTGTTGGGTATATTCAACAAGTAATAATGATAATATGACTTTTTATCAATTTCCATTAACAACACCTTTTGATTTAGACACAAGAACAACTACTACAAATTTTACTTATTCAAGATTAGATTTACCATCACCCCCATCAACTGTAAGACTTGCACACGGAATACAAATAAGTCCTGATGGAACAAAAGCGTATTATTTATCTTCTCAAGGTAGAGTTTTAGTTGAGTTTGATACTAATGCGGTTTTTTAAATTATTAAAATAAAACGGAATATAAAAACCTTCAATTAAACTATGTGCGATAAAATATCATTCATTAGTAGGTTAAGCTAATTAAAAATTAAATATGTTAACAAAAGTAACAAACGATTTATTAGCGCTTGGTGAAAGCACAAGCGGTTTAAACAATAAAAAATAAAAAATGGCAATAACAAAAGTAGTAGGTGAATTAATAGCTGACAATGCAATAGGCGCTATAAACTTAAATGTTTCTGGAAATGGAACAGCCGGCCAAGCATTACTATCAGATGGCGACGGCACATTTAGCTGGGGAGCCGCTGGTGAATCTTACACGGCAGGAACTGGAATAACCTTAACTGGAACAGAGTTTTCTATAGGGCAATCTGTTAATACTGCTTCAGATGTTCAATTTAATAGTCTTGGGGTTGGAACCGCTGCTCCAACAACCGCTGGATTAATTAGAGCAACCAATGACGTTGTAGCTTTTTACTCCTCTGACAAAAGATTAAAAGATAATATTACAACTATACCAAATGCTTTGGATAAAGTATGTAAATTAGGTGGATATGAATTTGACTGGAACGCTAAGCAAGACGTTTACGAGGGTCATGACATTGGGGTTATTGCTCAAGAAGTTGAAGCAGCATTTCCAGAGTTGGTTGCCACAAGAGACAGTGGGTATAAGGCTGTTAAATACGAAAAGCTAGTAGCAGTACTTATTGAAGCTATCAAAGAATTAAAAGCGGAAGTTGAATCTTTAAAAAACAAATAAAATGGCGTTAGTAGGAGATTTGATTCAAACGGAATATATAGAGTCTGCAACAGAGAAAAAAACAGTAGAGATTTTTTACCCTGAAAATTTAACTGAATTAGATAATAATTATGAAAAAAGAGGAACAAGCGAACAAATAGAGGTTCCGTTAACAAAAATAAAAGAAAATATTATAGAAAATGTTTATGTAACGGTTCACTCTATGCACAGCTTTAAATTTGTTGCAGATGGCGAACACAAAACACTTTATAACATAACTTATAGAGTATACAAAAGTAAACAAGACAGGCTAAAGGATATAAATTCTTTTGTTTATCAAAACGTAGTAGACTCACAAGAGATAAACTACAATTTAGATAAGAAAGAAATTCAACAAGCTTATGAAATCGTGAAAACAGTACAAGGGTTTGAAAATTTAATAAACGATTAAGATATGGCGGTACCTAGTAGCGGAGCTTTAGGATTATATTCAGATATAGGAGTAGAATTAGGTGTGCCTCAGAGCAATGTATCTCTAGGGTCAATGTCTGACTCAGCGGGATTTGCCGCTCCTGATGCTATGTCTGATTTTTATGGTTATGTGGATGCTATAGCTCCAAGTGTTACAACAAGCGCAATTAGTAATGTAGGCACTACAACTTTAAGAGCTAATGGCAATGTCTCATCAGATGGTGGAGCAACTATAAGTCAAAGAGGGTTTTACATTGGAACAAATAGCTCATCTCCAACAAATAATACTAAATACACTGTAGGAGGTACTACAGGCAGTTATTTATACAATGCTTCTGGTTTAAGTGATAATACAACTTATTACTGTTGGGCTTTTGCCACTAATTCAGTAGGAACTACATATGGGGCAAGGGTTCAGTCAACAACTGTACAAGCATTTACACCAACATACGCACTTGCTAATTTAACAAGGACTCAAGTGTTAATAGGTAATATAAATTCTGCTATACCGCGTGCGGGTACTTTTACTATGTATGGATTGACATATTATATTAACCCTATAACAGGAGGATATGTAGGTACATATAATGACAATGATAGCGCTTATTTAAATGTTGGGGATTGGTTTCCTGCAAATCAAAACTTTAGAACATTTGAAAGAAATCCAGCGAGTTATAATTGGGTAACAAACGCACAAAATGAGCATAGGGCTCAAATGAACACAACTATTGGCGAATGGAATAATTATTATTCAACTCACAATTTTGAATTAACTGCATATCCTGGCAAATCTTTTACTAACTACTCTTTTGGTAATGTTAAAACTATAAACCTTGGCACAAATCAATCTAGCTCAAGGTTATACGCATCAGGAAACGGCGATACTTATGGGGCTACCGCATACATTTGGGCAAGATTTAATTACTCATAATTAAAACAAAATGATTACAGCCTTGAAAATATACCTATTGAACGCAGTAGCGCTTGCTGCTTAAAAAAACCAAAAAACACGTAATCTTATAACTATTAACTATAAACCAAAACCAATGACACTTTTTTACCGCACTCATTCGTGGAGTAGTGAACCACAAATTACCGATGAAACCAAAAAGCTATGGAAGCATATTGCTACTAAAGCTAATTGGAGAATCACCCAATTACCAAACGGTTTTTTTCAAACCGAATACCAAGATCTAGAAGATAAAGATACTTGGAACGACGTAACCAGAAGAGAAACAGTTAAAGGTGCAGAAGCTGCTATTGATTCAACAATAGAGCACTATGCTAAAAAACTAGAATTCTTAGACGGACCTAAAGTCGTTAAAACCTTTAAATAAAATACTACTTCAATCAAATTAAATTAAATTATGTCAGACGCAATTGTCAAGAACCTAAGTTTCGGTAACGAAGCTAAGGACAAAGTATTTGAAGGTATCACAAAACTCACAAAAGCCGTTAGCTCCACGCTCGGGGCTAGCGGTAAATGTGTGATGCTTGAAGATGGAAATGGAAGACCAATAATAACAAAAGACGGTGTAACAGTAGCAGATAGTATTATACTATTAGATCCTGTTGAAAATATGGGGGCAACGCTTTTAAAAGAAGCTGCTAGAAAAACCGTAAGCGAAGCAGGTGACGGCACAACAACCGCAACTGTATTAGCGCACTCTATACTAACTGAAGCTTACAATGTAGCCGATAAAATTAGTTCAAGAGATTTAAAAATAGGTATAGACAACGCTGTTGAAAAAGTAGTTAAATACTTAGAGTCAATTTCAGTTGGTGTACAAGGAGATATGATAGATCAAATAGCTACTATCTCTACAAACAATGATTCTGAATTAGGTAAAATTATAGGTGATGCCTTTAGATCTGTTGATGAAACAGGTGTAGTTATGATGGAAACATCGTCGAATGGTTCTACAGAAGTAGAAATAGTAGATGGAGTACAATATAACAAAGGATTAACGAACTCTCATTTTGTAACAAGCAAAAGTCAAAGAGTTGCTGAATTAGAAAACCCTTACGTGTTATTAGTTGAATCGCCAATAGATAACATAAGACAAATTCAAAGCGTGCTAGAGTTTGTTATAAAGGGTAATAAGTCTTTACTTGTAATAGCCGATGTAGACCAGCCAGTACTTGCAACTTTAGCAATGAATAAAGTTAAAGGTAATTTAAAGATCAATGTTATTAATGCACCCACGTATGGTGTTGCTAAAAAAGAAACATTAGATGATCTTGCAATGCTAACAGGCGCCACTATTATAAATGAAGACTTAGGAGATGATTTAGATTTAATTAATCCTCAATACCTAGGCTCTTGCATAAAAAGTGTAACTACAGACGAAGAAACAATATTACAAGTTGGAGAAGTTTCAGAAGAGGTTCAAAATACTATAAAAGGTATTAAAGAAAAACTACTGACAACTACTGAACCACATGAAGTGGTAAAACTTGAAAGACGATTAGCAAGACTTGCAGCTAAAATAGCTATAGTAAAAGTTGGTGCTAATTCTGAAATAGAATTAAAAGAAAAGAAAGATAGAGTAGAAGATGCTATATGCGCAACTAAAGCCGCAATTAAAGAAGGTATTGTACCTGGTGGTGGAATTGCACTGTTAAACGCATCGGAAACAGTTAAAGCTAAATCAATAGGTGAAGAAGCTTTGTTAGAGGCTATTAAGGCGCCGTTTAAGACCATTTTAGAAAACGCAGGTATAGAGTATCAAGAATCTCTTAGAGGCAAAGGAATGGGTCTAAATGTGATAACTGGTAAAAAGGTTAATATGATCAAACAAGGTATTATTGATCCATTATTGGTTACTAAAAGTGCATTAAGAAATGCTGCCTCGGTTGCTACAACTATTTTATCTACTGATTGTGTAATTAATAACTTAAGGATTAATGAAGGCAATAGGTAGAAACTTAATAATAGAAAAAGTAAAAGAAGGAACCACCGAAACAAAAGGTGGTTTACTTCTTGCTGAAAACCAAAGGGAGGACATTAGGTATATTATGGCTAATGTAGTTTCTGTAGGTGATGAAACAGCTGGTATAAAAGAAGGTGATCAAATTTATTATGATCGTCATGCTGGGCATAAAATAGAAGTGGATAAAAATATTTACCATATTATAAAATTACAAGATGTAGTTGTTGTTCTATGAAAAGGCTAGAAGCAGGAGATGTTCGAGAACTCAACCTGTTAAAACATTATCGAATAATAAGACAATGGGCTAGTAGAAACAACAACTTAAATGATGCGGATTTAGAATTACTGATCTACTTTGATTGCATGGGCTTTTTTACCAAGCAAGATTATAAAATCGGTACGTATGCTTATAGCTGGGACAATAAGCGCTGGAACAGATTGTTGAAAGAAGGGTGGATTACGGTTTGGAGAAAAAGAAACCATACCACTCAAAAATATCATATATACAAAGTTTCATTTAAGTGCAAACAGCTTATAAGTAGGATGTATCGTATTATGCTTGGCGAAGAAGATATACCAACAAGTCATAGAAGAAATAATATAATGAAGGGCAAAACATATATGGATACTGTCCTTAAAACTGCAATTGATAACGTAAACAAAGATAAAGACAGATAATATGTACAACCCAAATGAACAAATGATAGATCCAATGACTGGTATGCCGATGCAACAAACGGTAGTTCCACCAGCTCCTAGTAATACATTAGGTGCTGCTAAACCAGTTTTTAATAATACAACTCAAACTGCAGCTCAAGGGCTTTACGGAGATGTAGAGCAAAGACAAATGTCTATGGGTAATAGAACACCTATGTTCATGAAAGATCAAACTGGTGATGGTAAAATTACTAGAGCAGATGTTATAAAGGCTAGGATTGAAGGTTACAAAGAATAATGATTAAACTAATAAAAGATATTATGAAAAAAACTACAACACCAGCTGTAAGTAAAATAGAGGCCCACGGTACAACCGGGGCTAATGCTTTATGGGATGGGCCATTAGATACCACTGGTTTTCCAATGGGTAAAGGTTCTAGCAGTGGAAAAAATGGTATGAAAGTTAACATGGCAGATGTTCCTTATTCAGAAGGGCCTATTACGTCAAAGACTTATGCTAAGGGAAATGGCAGGGGCTGATATTAAACTGTACATCATTAACGCAATATCTTTATTAGTATCTATGACGAGCATTGAGCCTGTATTAAAAATAATGCTACTAGTGGTTACTATTGGATATACTGCTAATAAGTGGTATCATTTGTATAAAAAGAAATAAAAATGATTAGTAAGCACGTGTCTGATAAAGAAGGTGTTTATTCAAGGACTGCGCTAAGACTTGATATAGACAACACGCCTGAGCCATATCACTTGGTTAATATGCAGATAATTGCTGAACTTGTTTTTGAACCACTTAGAGAGTGGGTTGGTGGGCCTATAAAGATTAATTCTTTTTATAGGTGTAAAGAATTAAACTTAGCTATTGGAGGAAGTTCTAGATCACAACATTGTGAAGGTAGAGCTATTGATTTAGATGATACATTTGGCCATAAAACAAATGCTGAAATGTTTAATTATATAAAAGACAACTTAGATTTTGATCAATTAATTTGGGAATTTGGTGACGATAAAAATCCTGATTGGGTGCATGTTAGTTATGCCTCTGGTGATGAAAATAGAAGAAGAATATTAAAGGCTTACAAGCTTAATGGCAAAACAAAATACGAAGTAATATAATGGCATATATACAAAACTCTCCTCTTAATAAACTTAAGAAAACAACTAAAGGTAAAGGAAGACACTTCCTTACTGCTAAAGAAGGTGCTGGAATGACAGAGGCTGGCCGAAAAGCTTACAATAAAGAAACTGGTGGTGATTTAAAAGCGCCTCAACCAGGCGGTGGAAAACGCAAAAAAAGCTATTGTGCTAGGTCAAAAGGCCAAATGCAAATGCACAATATAGATTGTTCAAAAACACCAGATAAAAGAATTTGCGCAGCAAGACGCAGATGGAAATGCTAACATTAATAAATAAATATTATGGGAAATTACAGTAAAGGACCTTCAATGAAAGATTCAGAAATGAAAATGGAGAAACAAATGTCTATGGCTGGTCCGTCAATGACTGGTTCTCCAGCTAAAATGAATAACTCACCAATGGCTATGAAAGGTTCTTGGATGAGCAAACACTGTTCAAAGTAATGGAATCCAAAGGTTTAGGCGATACTGTTGAAAAAATAACTAAAGCAACTGGTATTAAAACAGTAGTTGATAAAGTATCAGAAGGCCTTAATATCCCTTGCGGATGCCAAAAAAGAAAAGAAGCTTTAAATAAAATGTTTCCATATAATGGCGTTTAAATTAAGTAATCCACCGTATTACATCGATAATACGCCTATATACAACGTAGACTTAGGCAACGAAGTATTAGGCAAAGCCGATAGAAACGGCAGCATACTTATAAATAAAAATATTACTGACGAAAAACAAAAACAAGATGTAATTAATCACGAGAAAGTTCATTTAGATCAAATGAAAAGAGGTGATTTAGATTACAACGACAGTGCAGTTTTTTGGAAAGGTAAAAAATATTCAAGAGCGCAAATGAAGGAAGGCGCTAAAAATCTTCCTTGGGAAAAAGAAGCTTATAAAAAATCTAAAACAAAATAATTATGGCATTTAAAATGAAACACAGCAGTCCTTTAAATATGATTAATAAAGGAAAAGATGATAACACAAAAAAAGGAAGCAGAATGAGTGCTTCTGAAGCGTCTGCGTCTGCAAAGCCGGATATGGAAGTAACCATTACGGCTAAAAAGAAAACTGTGCCTAGAGGATATGCAGCTCCAGCTGGAGACGTTAAAAAAGGTAGAAAAGTTAAAGAGATAAAAAAAGAAAGAAAATTTGATACAGTATCTTTATCTCAAAAAGAAAAACAAGGTGCAAAAGGTGCTAAATGGGCTAAAACAAAAACTTATAGTGTACAAAACGTAAAGTTTAACTAGTTATGCCTAAAGATAAAAAACCTTTTAAAGAAACCGGGCTGGGTAAATTTTTACTTGGTGCGGGCTCTACTATTATAGACGTAGTAGGCGATGCTCTTCCGGATAAAGGTCTTTTAGGTGTAGTTAAAAATTTAATAGATAAAGATCCAGATTTAAGTGAAGATCAAAAAGCAGAGGCTCACGATAGATTAGTAGAACTTTATAGATTAGAAGTAGCTGATAGAGACTCAGCAAGAAAAAGAGAAGTTAACCTAAGAAAGTATGGAACTGACTGGATGTTTAATGCAACAGGTATAGTTGGATTAGCGTCATTTGCTTTTTTAGTATATACAGTAGTTACTACAGAAGTACCGCAGTCGAATAAAGAAATTTTTATACATTTGTTAGGAATTGTAGAAGGAGTAGCCTTAAGTATTTTTGGTTATTATTTCGGTTCTGCAATTAAAGATAATAAATAACAATTAATTAAATTAAATTAAATCAAATGAAAAAAGTACAAGAAATTACAAAAGAACAATTAGCAAAAATCCAAGAACAGCAAAAGCAGTTATCTGATTTGTTGAAAGATATTGGATTTGTAGAAGTTCAAAAGCACGCTTTATTACATAAACAAGCTGGTCTTAATGAAGAGATTGAAGCTTATAAAGCAGAATTGGAAAAAGAGTATGGGGCTATTACTATTGATATAGAAACAGGTTCTTATACTGAAATTAAAAAAGAAGAGTAAAATGTCTTCTGTTATAAGAAAAATAAGTATAGGCTCTGACTATAAAAATGATGCAATGCACTATGCTGTAGGGCAAAGCGTTTATGGCGGTCATAAAATAGCTTATATATTATTTGACGAACAGGATAGCTCTTATAACATTCACATAAAGAAGGACAGCGAGGTAATGCCATGGAAGAAGTTTAATTCTAACATGGCAATATCCGTTGAGTATGATCTCGAGTACTAATGAGAAGTATTTACGACTTCATTGTGAAGCCAGTTGGCAAGCGCTATGACAACGAAAAGAAAGTTGGCGATAAAACCTTAATTACTAATTCATCTATTGAAAGCTTTAAATCGGTAAATAATTATGCTGAAGTTGTTGCGACTCCATTAGCGTATGAAACAGGTATAAGCGTGGGCGATATTGTTGTTATTCACCACAACGTTTTTAGAAGGTTTTACGACATGCGAGGCAACCAAAAAGATAGTAGATCAATGTTTATTGACGGCCTATACTTTGTTGCGCCAGATCAAATATATTTATATGGGAATACTAAAAAATGGAAAACTTTTAATGATAGATGTTTTGTTATTCCGATTAAAAATAAAGATAGCTTTTCTCTTGAAAAAGAGCAAGAGCTTATTGGTATACTTAAATACGGTAATAGTTCCTTACAGGCGCTAGGAATCAATCCTGGAGACCTCGTTGGCTACACTCCTGGAAGTGAATTCGAATTTGTGGTTAACGAAAAGAAATTATACTGTATGAAATCAAATGATATTGTAATTAAATATGAATACCAAGGAGACGAAGAAGAATATAATCCAAGCTGGTCAAAAAGCAGTTGAAGAATTAATAAAAGTAGCTAGAGAAAAAATTGTTGATTCAGATGATGATATATCAGCTGATAGATTAAAAAATGCTGCAGCCACTAAAAAGCTAGCCATATTCGATGCTTTTGAAATACTAACACGTATTGAGCAAGAAGAACAGCTATTAAATGATGAATCAGCAGATTCGCCGCAAAAAAACTTCAGAGGATTTGCTGAAGGTAGATCTAAGTAATGTACGAGCAAACGTTATATAAAATACTGCCTGATCATATTAAGTCTAAAACCATTAAAATACAAAATAGGTATAATAAATGGGAATACGGCTATAATAAAGAGCATGATGTTGTTGTTATAAGCAAGACTGGTAAGATTGGAGAAATATACGAAATACAAGGATTAAAAATAGCTTTGCCATATATAGATAAAGCTTATTTAAGATCTGAAAATAAATTAGATCAGTACTGGGAAGCTCAAAGTATACCGGCAGAATTGTCAAAGATTAAAACAATTTTTGAGTGGGATACTTACCCAGATCATTTTAAAAACAAATGGTACGAGTATATTGATCAAGAGTTTGAGTACAGAGAAAAAGGTTTTTCGTTTTACAACAAAGGCGTTCCTACTTATATTACTGGTACACATTATATGTATTTACAGTGGACTAAAATTGATGTTGGTCAGCCGGATTTTCGTGAAGCAAATAGATTATTTTTTATATTTTGGGAAGCTTGTAAAGCTGATAACAGATGTTTCGGAATGTGTTATCTTAAAAATAGACGTTCAGGTTTTAGTTTTATGTCATCAGCTGAGTTAGTTAATCAAGCTACTATATCGTCAGACGCGAGATTTGGTATATTATCAAAGTCTGGTGCTGATGCTAAAAAAATGTTTACTGATAAAGTTGTACCAATATCTCTTAATTATCCGTTTTTCTTTAAGCCTATTCAAGACGGTATGGATAGACCTAAAACAGAATTAGCTTATAGGGTTCCGGCTTCAAAGATTACAAGAAAATCAGTTGATAAAGTATCTAAAGATAAAAGTGAATTGCAAGGTCTTGATACAACAATTGACTGGAAAAACACAGGAGACAACTCGTATGATGGTGAAAAATTAAAATTACTAGCACACGACGAATCTGGTAAATGGGAAAGACCTGATAATATACTAAATAACTGGAGGGTTACAAAAACCACTTTAAGACTTGGTAGCAGAATTATTGGCAAGTGTATGATGGGATCAACATCAAATGCTTTAGATAAAGGAGGTGAAAACTTTAAAAAACTTTATTATGACTCAGACGTTACCAAGAGAAACCGCAATGGACAGACTAGCTCAGGATTATATTCTTTGTTCATACCTATGGAATGGAACTACGAAGGATTCATTGATACTTATGGAATACCTGTATTTGATACACCAGAAAAACCTGTTGAAGCCGCGGATGGCTCTTTAATTGAATATGGGGTTATAGAGCATTGGCAAAACGAGGTTGATGGTTTAAAAAATGATCAAGACGGATTAAATGAAATGTATAGGCAGTTCCCTAGGACAGAGCAGCATGCGTTTAGAGATGAAGCAAAACAATCTCTTTTTAATCTAACAAAAATATACCAGCAAATAGATTATAACGAAGACTTAAGAAATACTTCAGTTATAACTACTGGTAGCTTTGCTTGGGAGAATGGTATGCCTGACACTAGGGTTGTTTTTAACCCTCATAAAGACGGCAGGTTTAAAATAAGCTGGGTACCACCTAAACATCTCCAAAATCAAGTGATAATAAAGAATGGCACTAAATGGCCAGGAAATGAACACTTAGGGGCTTTTGGTTGTGATAGTTATGACATATCAGGTACAGTTGATCAAAGAGGTTCTAATGGATCTCTGCATGGGTTAACTAAGTTTTCAATGGAAGATGTTCCTCCTAATCATTTCTTTTTAGAATATATATCCAGGCCTCAAACTGCCGAAATATTTTTTGAAGATGTTTTAATGGCTTGTGTTTTTTATGGTATGCCTTTACTGGCAGAAAATAACAAACCTAGACTTTTATATCATTTTAAAAGAAGAGGATATAGAGGTTTCTCAATGAATAGACCAGACAAAGTTTGGAATAAACTTTCTGTAACTGAAAGAGAAATTGGCGGAATACCTAACTCAAGTGAAGATATTAAACAAGCGCATGCAGCCGCTATAGAAACTTATGTAGAATCATATGTTGGTTTATTAGATACTGGTTATGGGGACATGTATTTTCAAAGAACGCTAGAAGATTGGGCAAGATTTAATATAAACAATAGAACTAAGCATGATGCCTCTATTAGCAGCGGATTAGCTTTAATGGCTTGTAACAAGCATAGGTATGTTCCTGCTAATAAAATAGAAAGAAAACCAATTGATTTAGGTTTTAAAAGATACAATAATGATGGTAGTACCTCAAAAATTATACTATAAATGAATATATACACAAATACCAATAGTTCTTTTCCAAGCCAAGTGGTTAGTGATGCGGAGAAAGCATCGTTAGAGTATGGTATTCAAGTGGCTAGAGCCATTGAACAAGAATGGTTTGATCAAGGAAGAACTAATGCTAACAGGTATCAAACAAACTATAATAACTTTCATCAATTAAGGTTATATGCTAGAGGCGAGCAATCTATACAAAAATACAAAGATGAATTAGCTATTAATGGTGATTTATCTTATCTTAATTTAGATTGGAAGCCAGTACCTGTTATATCTAAATTTGTAGATATAGTTGTAAATGGTATGTCGCAAAAAACATACGACATAAAAGCTTTTTCTCAAGATCCAGAATCTTTAAAGAAGCGAACAAATTATGCGTTGGCGGTAATGAGGGATATGTATACTCAAGACCTTATTCAAAAAGCTAATCAAATAACTGGTGGTAATTTTTCAAATTCGTCATTAAGCCCTAGCGAGCTACCAGAAACAAAAGATGAATTAGAGCTGCATATGCAGCTAAGCTATAAGCAATCAGTTGAAATTGCAGAAGAAGAGGCAATAAATAATGTTTTATCTGCAAACAAATATGATTTAATTAGACGAAGATTAAATTATGATTTAACCGTACTTGGTATTGCTGCGCTTAAAACGTCTTTTAATAAAGCAAATGGAATTGTTGTAGACTATGTAGATCCTGCTTATATGGTATATTCATATACAGAAGATCCAAACTTTGAAGACATTTATTATGTTGGAGAAGTAAAATCAATTACAATTGCTGAACTTAAAAAACAATTTCCTAATATAACCGAAGAAGAGTTAAAAGATATTCAGAACATGCCTGGAAATAGCCAGTATGTTTCTGGATGGGGAAATTATGATGAAAATACTGTACAGGTTTTATATTTTGAATATAAAACATATTCAAATCAAGTATTTAAAATAAAACAAACAGAATTTGGATTAGAAAAAGCTATTGAAAAAGATGATAGCTTTAATCCTCCTCAAAACGATAATTTTGAAAGGGTTTCCAGAACTATAGAAGTATTATACTCTGGAGCAAAAGTGTTAGGCAATAATACTATGCTTGAATGGAAACTAGCGGAGAACATGACTAGGCCATATGCTGATACTACTAAAGTAGAAATGAGCTATGCAATTACAGCGCCTAGGATGTATAAAGGTAGAATTGAATCTATAGTTAGTAAGGTAACAGGCTTTGCTGATATGATTCAATTAACGCATTTAAAGCTACAACAAGTTATGTCAAGAATAGTTCCAGATGGAGTATTCTTAGATATGGACGGTTTAGCTGAAGTAGATCTTGGTAATGGTACTACATATAACCCAGCTGAAGCATTAAATATGTATTTCCAGACTGGTAGTGTTGTAGGTAGATCACTTACTCAAGATGGAGAATTAAATAGAGGTAAAATTCCAGTTCAAGAGCTGGCATCGTCTTCAGGGCAAGGCAAAATAGCTTCCTTAATAAATACATACAACTATTATCTACAAATGATAAGAGATGTAACTGGTTTAAATGAAGCAAGAGACGGTAGTAATCCGGATAAAGATGCGCTTCTAGGGCTTCAAAAGATGGCCGCTAATCAATCAAATGTTGCAACTAGGCATATATTACAGTCGAGCTTATATTTAACCCTTAGAGCTTGCGAAAACATCTCGCTTAGGATTGCAGATTGCTTAGATTTTGAGCTAACCTCAAACGCGCTAGCTAATAGTGTATCTACTTTTAATTTAGAAACATTAAAAGAAATAAAAAATTTAAATCTGCATGACTTTGGTATATACTTAGAGTTAGAGCCAGACGAAGAAGAAAAAGCGCAGTTAGAATCTAATATACAAATAGCATTACAGTCTGGAGGTATTGATTTAGAAGATGCTATAGATATTAGACAAATTAAAAACTTAAAGCTTGCAAATGAGCTTCTTAAATTAAAAAGAAAAAAGAAACAAGCCGCAATGGAGGCTGCTCAGCTTAATAACATACAAGCTCAAGCCCAAGCAAATGCAGAAACAGCTGAAAAAGCGGCATTTGCAGAGGTTCAAAAACAACAAGCTCTTACACAAGAAAAAGTTAATATTGAACAAGCTAAGTCTCAGTTTGAGATACAAAGAATGCAAACAGAAGCTCAAATAAAAAGAGAGCTTATGGCCGAGGAATTTAATTATCAAATGCAACTAGCACAAATAAGAGCTACTGCTGAAGCTAATAAAATTTCAGAAGTTGAAGATCGTAAAGATAAACGAACAAAAATACAAGCCACACAACAATCTGAGTTAATAGATCAAAGAAAAAATGATTTATTGCCAAAAGATTTTGAATCCCAAGGAAATGATGGCCTTGGAGGATTTAACTTAGAGCAGTTTACGCCTAGGTAGAAACAATTAATTAATTATATATTATTATATCATGTCAGAACTCGTAAAACAAGAGGGGGATTTTAAATTAAAAAAGAAAAAACCCGCAATGAAAAAGCTTAATAACAATGAAGATGTTATTAAAGTTGATTTAACACCTAACAAAGAAGAAGATGCCATTCAAGAGCAAAGCACAGATGAAAGCGTGTTACGCGCAGAACAACCCGAAGTGGAATTGCAAGAAGTGGTCGAAGGAGACGAAAAACCCAAAGTCGTTACCGAAGAGGTTACTGAAGAAGAGCCAGTAGTTATTCAAGAAATAACTGAAGATGAGGAAGAGGAAGTTAAAGATTTAACAGAACAAGTTGAACAGGCTGTTCAAGAAAATAACGAAACAGGTAAACAATTGCCTGAAAATATTGAAAAGCTAGTTTCTTTTATGGAAGAAACCGGCGGAACTGTAGAAGATTATGTCAGATTAAATGCTGATTATAATAATGTAAATAACGAAACATTATTAAAAGAGTACTATAAAAAAACAAGACCTCATTTAGATGCTGAAGAAATACAATTCCTTATGGAAGATACTTTTAGCTATGACGAGGAACTTGATGATGAGCGAGAAGTAAGAAAAAGAAAACTCGCCTATAAAGAAGAAGTTGCAAAAGCTAAGAACTATCTTGAAGATCTTAAGGGTAAATATTACGAGGAAATCAAGTTGAGACCTGGTATTACACAAGAGCAAAAGAAAGCGCTTGACTTTTTCAACCGATATAACGAAGAGCAAAGCATAGCTGCTGAACAACACGAAAGATTTAAAGCTGAAACTAAAAAGCTTTTTTCTGATGATTTCAAAGGTTTTGACATCAATGTAGGAGAAAAGAAATTTAGGTACGGTATTCAAAACGTTGAAAAAGTAGCTGAAAACCAATCAAACATCAATAACCTAATTAAGAAGTTCTTAAATGATAAAGGGGATGTTGTTGACACGAAAGGTTATCACAAAGCTATGTATGCCGCCGAGAACATTGACAAAATAGCAGCACATTTTTATGAGCAAGGAAAATCCGATGCTGTAAAAGAAGTTGTTGCTAAATCAAAAAATCCAAGCACTGATGTAAGACAAGCCGCCGCAGGCGATGTTTATATCAATGGATTGAAAGTTAAAGCTATTAGCGGTCTTGATTCTTCAAAACTTAGAATTAAAACAAAAAAATTTAACAATTAAAAAAATTAATTATGGCAGTAGTCGCGCCCGTATATGGGTCAATTAAACCGTCTCAGAAGCAACAACTTCTTGAGTCAAATTATTTAAACTTTACAGACGGATCTGGAAATGATTTCGCACAACAGTATTTACCTGAAATTTATGAGGCTGAAG